CTTTCTACCATCTTCAGAAGATATTATACCTGTTTTGTTAACATGATAAACAATATCTTTTACTTTACTATCAGGAAATATGGTATCAAGATATGCTGAGTATTGTTGAGGTGTACCTACAGAAGCTAATTCAGGATTAGAATCAAATAGTTCTGATACTCCTGGTTTTACTACTTCTGTAGTAGGTTCAACAGGTAACTCTTCTTCTCTACCTTCTTCTTGCTCCATGAGAGCTTCATCACCTTGATAGTATTCAAGATCTCTTTTGAAATCTTCTCTGGCTTGAATTTTGGCAAAAACTATTTCAGGAGATCTTATCTCGCCATTATTTTCTAAATAATCTCTGTATGCTTCAAAGGTTCCTACTTTAGCAACAAGAGCTTTCCACTCTGGTGAGCCTTTATAAGGACAAGATAAGTTCGCCATTTTATAGTAATTCTTATTATAAGCAATATCTCATGAAATCCCTAACTGTTTGATCATCAACCTCTAAAGGTTCAAATTCAGGTCTTTCTTGGAAGTTGTTATTAATATAACCTAATTTTTTGTAAAGTTCTCTAGACAAATGTACAAAAGTATTTTGAGCTCCACCAGTTCCTGCTACAGGTTTACCTGTAATATCACTTATACCAATCATATTTTGTCCATAACCTAAGTCACTCATTACTAGAGTTTTACCTTGGTTCTTAAGTTCAGCTAACTGATCTATTATTGGATATACTTGAGCCATATTAGCATCAAAATTCTCATCTTTAAAGTGAGTCTTTTCACCAAACTCTTCTCTTACAGGAATTCCTATAACTGAAGCACCTGTACCTTTAAGGATAGCATTTAACTGATCTTGTTTAGCTCTCTTACTCTTTACAGCTGTATTAATAACAAATACTAGATCTGAAGCAGGTTTACCAGAACGCTCATAGTTTTCAATAGCAGATAAGAAGTACTCTTCTGCCTCTGCAAAGTTCTCAAAGTTTACACCTTCGTATCTATATACACCTGGTACATACTCTCTAAACTTAACATCTAACCCTGGTTTTCTGTAAGGTTTAACTGTATAATCATTAAGTCTAAATCTTTTCTCTGTTGTTACATTTTGAATAAATGTATCATAGATTTGATTTAAAAGATTCTCATTTACAACCTCTTGGAAGTTTTTAAGTACACTTTTAGATCCTGGATTATTTGGATTAGCAGGACTTGTAAGAAGTCTGGAATATAATTCCTGTAAACCGAGTTTTTGTATACCAAAGTTACCTTTACCACCTATACCGCTTTGTAAGAAAGCATAGTAGGTAAAGCGCTTAAACATTTCACTAAGCTTTTTGATTTCGCTAGGTTCTGTAAGTCCAAGCTCTCTACCTTCAATAAGCATTGTATTATAGTTAGCCAGTTGCTTTATTTCATCATGTATAACATCAAGAGTATTGCCATCAAGTTGTATACCTTTTATTACAAGGTTTTTAATACTTGATGTTTTAGAATCACTCTTTTCTAAGATATTGAAAATCAGATACTTCTCTGATAACTTCTTGTACTTATACTTAAAGTTGTAAAACTCCTGAGCAAAGTTTTCACTAGACTCAAACAGGTGATAGATGTTAAAAGTATTAGCTAAAGCTTCACTTGTCAAATAAGCATTATATGCAGATTTATTTAATCTTTCATTATAATCTTGTTTGCTTTCAGCTAAAGCTTCAGTTACAGTAACATTATATTCAAATCCATCAGTAAGATCTACATTGGAGTTAAAAATTTCTCCAGTAGATACATCAGTTAAATCATACAAACCATTTTCATTCAATACAAAAGTTACGGATTGAGGATACCCTGATTTACGGATATAGTTAGTTGGAAAGAAAGTTTCAAGCTCCTTTTTACCTTTACTTAATGATTTAAAAGTTTTTATATCATCAGCTGGTAAAAGTCTTTTATCTGATAGCTTAGACTTTTCTATCTTATTAGCTTTACGCTTAACTGTTTCTCTAAGCTTAGCTTTTCTTTCTTTAAAATCCTGAGTTTCTTTATAATCTTCTATGTTATTCTTATACTGCTGATAAGCTTTTTCAAACACGTAGGTTTGATAAGATTTAAGAGTAGGGAACATTCTAGAGAAAGCATTTTGATATTGTTTCTCTATAATATCCAAATTGTAATACAACACAGGCACACCATTCTCTTCTACTACTTGAGCTGGGAAGCTTGCAATTTCACCTATCTTCTTAGTTTTAAGAGAGTCTCTTGATGTTAAACCTTTGTAATATCCATCTACAAGATTGACATTAGTAAGAGCTTGCTGGAATACATAATTAGTTATAGCATCTTGAAATGCACTTGCAGCAGCATTTACATCATCATTAAATACGCTTTCTGTAAGATCTTTAAACCCTTGAGTTTTAATCTTTTCTGTAAGGAAGTTTATAATCTTAGGATTATCTCTAAACTCAAACAAGTCTTTATAAAGAGCTACAATAGTCTTTCTATTAAAGAAACTGGATATCTGAGACTCGGTTGCAATTTGATTAAGGATTTTATTTGGGAATGCGTTATCTGAATAAAGATCCGCAAACATCAAATCTCTATTTATAGCTGCAAATAAAGTAGATTCTGTCTGAGTATCCATACTTGTATTTCTAACAAGTTTGGTATAATACTTAGCATTATCTTCTACTTCCATATAATGAGCAAATACGGCTCTTGCCATATTATTATCCATACCCATAGATTCATGCTTCTTAAGATTATCAAGAGTAAAGTCTTTAGAAGTTAAACCTTGAGTATAGTTTAAAGCTAACTCATATACTCTAGATGGAGAACCTGGACCAGATACTACATCTAAAGATTGATTAAAGCCGTACTTAGGATCTGAAAGTATAATCTCTCTGGCTTTTAATCTATAGAAGTTAGGATTAACAAGATCTATACCTTTAATAGGTGCTGTAGGACTCTTTACTTCCTTAAGAAGCCTTAAGTATTCTTTTACAATAGGTTGGTTAATTAATGATATAGCCACCTCTACTGGAACACTAGCCTGCTTTAAAAATGATAGAACAGGTGCAGCTTCTTTGTTAGCATTGATATAAAACAACCAAGGATCTTTAGCTACATCAAGACCACCATTAAGTGTTTGTGAACCAACTTCTGAGTTAGGGTTATTGTTCTCTATGTCATTAAGATTACTTAGTGAGATAGCATTATAAGCTCCTTCTTGACTTAATGTAAGATTTCCTTTAGCATCTGTAGTAAGAGATCTATGAGGTACCAATAAACGCTGTAATCTAAAAGTCTTATATACAAGCTTTTGATAATCACTTCTTCCTCTAGGATCAGTATTAGCTGCTTCTAAATAATCTTCGTAAGTACCAATTCCTCTGAAAGGATTCATATATAACCCTACGCGATTAGCTACTGGAGCATAACCATTAGATGAAGCAACAATACCTACTACATCTTTACCTACGTTATTATTAGAATGTGTTTCAAGATCAAACTCTGGTTCAAAAGCTGTAGTTGGAGAAATTGAAGCTTTAAGTTCACCTTTAGAATTATACCACTCTGTTTTTTCTCCTCTCGCGTTTACCTGATAATTAGTAATTTCTCCGCTCTTTAAACCTCTTTTCTTATAATCATCTACAATAGATTCAAAAATATAGTTAGAGCTGGAGTTAGTCAGATAAGTAAAGTTCTCAGGTCTTTCAAAAATAGATCTAAAGTTTTGAATAACTGAATTGCTTGCAGCACTTATATTAAGTGATAAATAGAACTTCTCAAAAGATACGTCAAACTTATCATTAACTTCTTTGATTTGATCATAGTATTTTCTAGCCTGAGCTTCAGATACTTCTGATTCTAAGAACTTAATAGAGTTACCTATTCTTGTAATATTAGGTAACAAAGTCATCTGTTTATCAAAGTCAAAGTCACCACCATTTTTAGCAACAAGCTCTGCAGGTACTATCATAATAGGACCCGCTTCTTCTGGTAAGAACTGATATACTTCAAAAAATTCTACGAAGTTTCTTTCACCTACAGGAATACGCGCACTAATAACAGTAATCATTTTTCTGTTATCTCTTGTATTAAGCCACTTCTCATTCTTAATCATGTCATTAAGTCTATTAATAGTTTTAATAGGCTTACCATCATTGTGTTTAACAGAAAGAAGTTTTTTGAAATCCCCTTGTAAAGAAACTTTTATTTTAGCTGCTGTTGTATTACTATAAGTACCATCAGGATTTATAGTAAAATCATAGAAAGGAAGATCACTTGAACCGTATTCTTTAAGCTGCTCTTCTGTAGGTTTTTTAAACCTTACAACATCTCCTTTTTCAAACATGGAGTGAGCAACCTGAACAAGGCCTTCTCCTTTAACTTTTTGTCTAATCAGTCTTTTTTCAGCAAGAGCAATAAGCATTCTTTGAACTTGACCTGAATCAGCAAGTATAGAAAGATCTCTTATAAGTTTACCGTTCTTATCTACTTGTAAAAAGTCAAGATCAGATTGAGGTCTTCCTCTTCTAACAAACTCTCTTTCAATAAGATCTAAAAGATTCTTCATGCTTCCTTGTGGAACGCCATCTACAATCTTCCAATTAATCTCATTTAAAAGATCTTTTTCTATGAAATTCATAAGCCTGTTAAGGCTTTCTTCATAGTTTTTATTTAGTTTATAATTAGGATACTGTTCTTTTTCTGATTCAGAAAGCTTTTCCCAAGCAAGTCTTTTTTCAGAAGAGTCTTCTACACCAGGCATAAAGTCACTAGGTACACCACCATCATATAAACCAAGAGTACCAATTTTTCTAAGCTGTGTAGCAAATCTTACTTTACCTTTAAAATAAGGTTCTACATTTACTTGTTTTTTAAGGAAGCCTGTATAGATAGGATTATTAGTAAATACTAAATCCGTATTTAATTTACCATCTTTATATAATTGATCAGGCTTACCATCTCTTGTAATAGTAGATATCTTAGATCCAGAAATAGGTACAATATAATCTATATTCTGCTGGATCATCATATTATGAACTTGCTCAAGCTTTGTATTCTTAATTAATGTAGGAATAAGAGGCATGAGAGAATACTTATGACCAGCCATAATAGGTAAAGACTCTGTCATGAGTGCTCCTGCATATTGTAATTTCATTACAGGAAACACTTGCTCAACTTTTGTTCTATCAACTACTTTACCTTTTACAATATCCTGATACATATCTTCTTGCTCTTGACTCCAGTCTTTTAGACTTCTAGCAAGTATTCTATATGTGTCAAAAGAAATCAAACCTTGAGAGTCATTGGTTTTCATTCCTTCATAAGCACCATACTGAAGCTCAGCCTGGTCTCTTATAATGGTTTCTCTTTCTTCTTTGCTAGCATTTAGCCAAGTACTATCTTTTCTGTTTTTAAATCTTTCAGTTATTTCTTTTTCGGCTCTTTCAATAAATTTATCCTTATATGCAGAGTTTATAATATCATCTGATATAACAGCTGTTCTAAGAGTAGAAGTATACTTATAATCTACACCTTTAGTTTTTCCATAAGCCCTACCACCAAACTGATCACTATTTACATAGTTAACAAATCCCTCATCAGATCTAGGAATAGGACCTGTAGAACCAAAAAGTGCAATACGCTTAGACTGTTCAAGTTTAGTGTGATCATAACTTGAAGTATCACCATAGAAGAAAATAGAGTTTTCTATACTATGAATAAGTTTATTAGCAAAATAAGAGGTTAATACTGCTGACTTTAAATTTTCAGTAGTTATTGTAGCTGCTGATATCTGACCTCGTATAGCTTCTCTTTTAATAGACTTAAACAGCTGTTTATCAAATATATTGATTGAGCTGTACATTTTTTCAAGAGATGCAGACTTTAAAGCAAGATATTCTTTGATATTATCTTTAATTTCTTCACGAAGCTTTATTTGCTCATCAGTACTACTCTTTACTACAAGTCTACCATCATTATATTCATACCCCAGGTATTCCAATAAACTAACTCCATTATAAGGATCTGTCTTGATTTTATAAAGTTTTTCTTTGATATCTTCTTTTAAGATGCCATTGAATAAAGCAAATTCTTTACCTGCTTTGTTAAATAAAGGTACATTAGCTGCAGGATCAGATGGGAGTAAGTTATCTAGAATATTGATTCTGTCATGCTCAGCTATAAGATAGCGCATCATGATATTTGCAAAATCTTCTGACCCAAGTTCTTCTCTAATAAATTTAAAAGTATCTACATATAGCATACCATTAGAGGCTGTGCCATGTATTTTAGAAGCTCTTGAACCAAAAGAAGAAGTCTTATCAGCATGACGCATGTTTTCTACAACCCCTGTTGTAAGAAAAGAATGTATATCTGTAATAAGCTTAGTAGGTTTATCAACTTTAGCTAAGGCTATACCATTAATAAACTCAGCACTATTTCTAAGAAGGGATACACCAGATAAATTATCTATAGTAACTTTAACAGGATTACCTTTAGAGTCAAGTCTTTTTCTACCTGTATTTAAATCAAATACAGAATTCATCTGAACACTTGCTCTGGTATAAGGGTTTCTATTTGTAGCGAAATGTGATGTCTGAGGTTTAGCAACCATTGTTTGGAAATCCTCAGAGTTGTTAACAGAGTTGGCAATCTCAAACATACTGTTATTTTTAGTAATAGTATATTGAGTTGTACCTTCTGCAGTTGTCTTACTAAAGTTTGAGAATCTATCTGAATACTTAAGTTCTAGATTAGCAAGATCATTATAGTTAGTTACTTCATTTGTAAAATCAGGATTAAGATCTGTATTGTCTTTAATCAGGTCATTAATAGAAGTAACTACGCGATTATCATCATAATAAGCTTGAGCTATCTTATATAATCTATCTACTCTACCAATAGAATAACCATCAGGTCTTATTTCATTAAGAATCTCATCTATCTCTTTAGCTTCAGATAAATTCATTCCTAAAGCGGATAAAAATCTACGCTTATTATTTAATGCCACCTGAAGTGTAGGAAAATCTTCGAAAATGTTTTTCAGGTTTAAAAATCTTATATCATCCTGTATAGAGATATACTTACCTCTTGCCGACTTAAAACTATTCTCCCAAGAAAGTTGTACAGCTTTAAAATCACCATAAGCTTCACCAAAGTTTATTTCAAACTCAGATTCTTTAGTCTCTACAAAGTTACCTTGCTCATCAGTATAACCTGTTATTTCATTAATATTTAACTGTTTAAGCTTAGCTTCAGATATTCTTCCTACATAGTTTACCGCATCCCAAAGTCTTTGAATACCACCAACAGGACTCATAGGATCTCCCAGTTTAACTAGGAGTTCTTTAAAAGGAGTAAATTCTTCAGATGCTTTTATTAAACGATTATAGATATCTAAAACACCATCATTACCTGCAATAGTTCTTACAAATCTATTAATTACAAGTCTCTCATTAACTGGTACATCAAAGCCAAGTCTATTTTTAGTCTTAGACTTTAACCCTTTTAATAGAGTTTTAATTTCTACAGGTATAAACTCATCTACAGATTGCTCATTACCTTCTCTACTAAATAATCTACCTTCTTCATTTTTAGCATCTTCGAGTTCATCTTCAAATCTATCATCAAAAGATAAAACCTCACTTCTAAATTTGTGGAATCCTATAACACCAACACCAAGTGAATTATTACTTAGATTATCAGTATCCCCAAAGTTATCTACCGCATATTGTAGAATTCTAATATCATTCTGAATACGTTGTTTCTTAGGACTTGTAGAGTTAGGATTAGCTTCAATAAGCTCTATTGTAAATTTATATACATCTTCAATAGCTTTCCTACCTGCATCATTGAGTTGTCTAGTACCTACTCCTGCGTATCTCTGTGTAAGCGCTGGAGTATCCATAGGCTCAAACTCAGCACCATTCCACTCATACCAACCTACCTTAGTAGTATTATCTGCTAAAGTACCCTGATGAAATACATATACAGGTTTACCAAGATCTATTGCCATTTGAACAGCATATCCTGTTCCCCCATCTACAATAGCTTTTTTGGTGGTATTTTCGTAACGCTTACCTTTTACAGCTTTACCTTTTTCTCCAGGTAAGATAATATCACTTACTGCAAATACAGCATCTGAGTATTTAACTTGAAAATAATCTCTTCTTACAAGCTTACCACCTGTAGAATCAACAGAAAGTTCTTTTCTACCTAACCTAGCTACAGCAGTTTTATAAGCTTGTTCAGCTTCTTCTTTTAATTCTTCTGTAGCTTCATCATAACTATCTGGAGTAAAGTCTACCTGTTTACCTAAACCGTACTCATAACCTCTTTCAGCCCAGTATTTATCAGCACCTTCTGCATCTCCTGCATAGTTTTCATATCCAGAAAGATCTTTGGTAATCTCAGAAAGTTCTTTCTTTCTTTCTTGTAATCTTTCTTCAAGAGTTCTTTTTACTTCTTTATAGAGAAGAGATCTAGCTTCTTTTTTAGCAAGAATGTTATAACTGATAGCAGCATTATTAGATAATGCTAGTTTATATGTAATATCAGAAATAATAGAATCTACAGACTGGTTAATCAAGAGTGACTCTGTTCTAGATATAGAATGTTCATTTCTATCTTCTTCATTAACAGCCTCCATATTCTTTGTAAGAATATCAAACTCTACATTTCTAGGATCAAACTTATACTCATTAAGATCTCCTACATAGAGCTTTTCATACATATCAGCAATTTCTTTTGTAGATCTTATTTCTGATAAAGCTTGAGTATAACTCACCTTACCAAACAAAGATTTAAGAAAAGCTAAAATCTTTTGGAATATATTCTTCCTTACAGGAGTAGCATCTAATACTTTTTTACCACCAGATATTACATATTCTCTAAATCCTTCTGCTAAATGTTCTTCTAATTGAAGTCTTGAAGCATCTTTAAACTCTACACGAGTACCTTTGTAATCTATAAAAGAACCAGACTGCTTTCTTGCTTCAGCATAAAGCTTATCCTTTTGTTCTTTAGTTAGGAATAACTGTGTAAACCCATGCCAAGCTTCGTGATAAAGATCTGACATATCAGACCCTTTAAGCAAAGTAATACCATTAATATCCCATGTAGCTATAGCATTTGGTGTAGAAGTATTAATAGCGTTAAACATTACCTTAAACGGTATATATTTAGCTAAATCAGTACTATTATACCAAGACTCTGCATTATCTAAAAACTCTTTAGCGGCTTTCTTTTCAGTAAGCTTTGTTTTTGTGCTTTTTTCAAAGAAGCTTTTGTTTTTTTGTAAAGCTTCAAAAAAAGTTTCAGGAGCATTTTTACTATCTGTATCTATACCTTGATCTGCAGGAGATTCATCAACCTCATATACATCATCATAAGTATCACTATCCATGGTAGTTTGTACAACACCATGATTACCATTAACTTGTTGATCAGCTCTAGTGCCAGAATATATTTCCCATCCTATATGAGGGTGTATTTTAACTACATTGCCTTCACCATTGAGTTGTGCAGATGTAACTAAAGTACTTTTAACATAATCACTATAAGGTACTGTTTCTGAATAAGTTACTTTAGGCTTAGAACCTGTAATATCTACAGAAACAACAGACTTAAACTGATTTGATTTAACATTTTCTCTTTTATAACCTACATCAATTTGTTTAACCTGGTAATACTTACCATCTTTTTCAAAGAATTTACCTGTAAGTGTTTGATTACTATTAGGATCAAAAGTTTTTAGCTTTTGACTTTCTTTTTTAGAATCAAAAAGTTCTTTGGTTATCTCTACATATTTTCCTGTTTTAGGATCTTGAGCAATATTGGTAAGATAATACTGACTAAGAGCAGATGTTATAGCATCTACACCTTCTTGACTAGGTTCTGTAAATGAAGCTTTTACATATTGAGATCCTACTTTAACATTAACTGTGTTTGTAACACTATCAATATATACTTGATTTGGATTATAGTAAGTAGATAAAATTTGTTTTTTTTCTTCTAAAGAAACAGGTTTATTAGTTGTAGCATCTACTACAGGATAGATGAGATACTCAGCTAAAGTTTTTGAAAATTCTTTAGATTGTTTATTTCTATAAACATTAATAACATCTCCTGTAGATGTCATTACAAGGCTAGGACCTCCTTTATCATTGATAGAAAATGTAAAATCATCAATGTTCTTAATAGAAGAAACATTTACTAAATTTTGCATAGAAGTCTCAATGTAACCAGTACTTCCCCCAGCTATAGGAAAAGTAATAGTCTCTTGAGGATTATCTCTTAAGAATGTACGCATTCTTTTTACAAGAGCTTCTTCTTGAGCTCTTATAACCTTTGCTTTTTCAAGAGCTTGTTGATAACCCTCTTCTCCAATAAGATTCTCTCTTCTTTGTATATTTTTAGCAAATTCTTCAATAGACATTACCCCTTTATCAACCTCACCTACAAGCTTAGCACCTCTTAAAGAAAGAACCACTGGGTAACCTTCTTCTTTAGAAGCAACTTCTAAATTGCAACTCCTTCATACTCAACACCGTAGTTATTATTAACCTTACCACTATAGAAAAGGTTAACTACTTTACGCTGTACAGCATTCTTAAGCTTCTCAATTTCCCCTTTATGAGGAACATTATAATTAGGATTTCCTGGAGTAATGCTAATAGCTTCTGAAGTTGTAGAACTTTTGAAAGACTCAGGTAAAGCCTGAAACCAATTTTTAGGAATAAAAGTCTTTTTAGTAGGAGCTACAGGATTCTGAATGTATGTATTATTTAATGTTATACTAGCATTTTGTTTTTGCTGTTGAGCAGGAATAGGAGTTTCTACAACCTTTTTTCCTAAATAATCTAATAGTGCATCATTAGCTTCATCAGAATGAAGATCAGATTGTTCAAGAATATCTGAAGCCTGTTTAATAACATACTTTCGTATAACGGGATCAATAGCTTGATACTTATTAATGATAGCAGGAATAGACTTAGCATAAGCTGCCGCAAGATTAGTATCTCCATTCCTTTTTGCAACAAGATCATAGATCTTGTTCATATAATCTTTTAAACTAAAAGTTGAAGGTGTTTCTTTTGCCAGTTCACCTTTAAGATCATTAGCTACTTTTTCAGCAAATCTTACTAAAGCATCACCTTGTAAAGTACATTTAGCCATTTCTTATGATATTGTTATGGTACGCAAGAATCAAGGTCTTCCAAGAATCCTTTTTCAATTTCTTCTTTTGATTTTGTATTATTTAAAGCAGCTTTTACAGCTTCATCATCCTTAAGAAAATCATCCATCGCTTTAACATTTTCAACATTGATTTCCTTTTCTTCAGGTGTAAGTTCCTCAGTTTCAGGAGCTTCTGCAGAAATGATCTTACTTATTTTATACATATCTTTATTTGTAAGTATCTCAGGTTCAGTATTTACACGTTCTTCAGCTGGTAGTGCATCATTATAAAGAGTGATCTCTTTATCATTTTTATTAACCACTACAAACTTAGAAGAAGGATTGCCTTCAAAGATAATATAATCTCCAATTTCTACACGACTTATACTCTTTAATTCTTTACGAATAGCTTGAATTACTTTATCAATAAGAAGAGCATACTCTTCTGTATATGGTAATCCTGCTTCAGCTACTTCATTTTCTATTTTATCAAGAGCTTTTTTAATATTATCAGGATTGCGCTCAATTTTCATCTGATCTCTTAACTGTCCAAGCTTTACAAGAATTTTATTCTTTACAGCATCTTTTGGAGATATATACCATTCAGGAGCTTCTTCTACTGGCTCTTCAAGTTTTTCTACTATTTCAGATGCTTCTGGAGAAAGAGCTTGTTCTGGAAACAAGTTTCTATCCACAGTAACTTGCATAGTCATAGCACCCGTGTCATCTTTATTAGCTATAGCTGATATATAACTTTCTTTAGTTTCTTTTACAGTAATAGGAAATACAACTATATTTTTTACAGTAATTCCTGTACGCTGTCTAAGTAATTCTGCATAAGCAGATTGCTGAACAGCATCAGATTGTCTATAATCATAGACAGGTAAACTACCATATTTATTTATTTGATTCTCAAAAGTTTTGATAAACTTATCAGCAACAGTTTTTTCTTCTTTAGTAAAATTTTTAACAGCTAGAATATTATTAGTTTTTATAGGCTTTTCTTTGAAATTTAATTCCTCAACAGCTTTAATTTTACTAATGATACTGTCATAAAGATCACCTCCTTCTTTCTTTAAGAATTCATCCATTGCATAATGAACTCTTCTATCTGGACCTGATGTTTTTAAGTCAATAATATAAACTTCACCTTTTTTGCTAATACCAAGTAAGTCTATAGTTCCTGCATATTTTTCTCCATTGAGCACTCCCCATAGTGTAGGTATATCAGAAATAAGAGTTAAATCTTTTTCATCTGTAATTTTCTTAACCTCTTTAAAAACATTAAAGAGATTTTTTAACATATTATCACTAAATTCTTTATAAATAAAAGGCTCATCTTCTCCTAAAGCTTCTTGTTCTTGTTCGTGTTTTTTTCTAAGCCGTTTTATTTCAGCATCATAAATATTTTTTATTTCTTTTTCTTCAAAGGGTTTTATAATAAATCTTCTAAGTAAAGCATCTATTATAGTACCTCTAGTAGCAGCTGTCTCACTATTAAATGTTTTATCACCAGTAAGATTTGTAACTCTTTTATATTCATCTTCTGGATTTTGACTATCTATATAAACCTTTTTGTTTGAAGGACTTACTATAAGAGTCTTTTCATTAAGAGCTTTGAGTCTTTCTTTTACTTCTTGAACACTAGCTGTAGTAACTTCTTCAACAGGCTTAGCTTCAGGTTTAACTAACTCTCCTGTAGTATTATTAAATCCAAACTCTTTTTGAAGTCTTTGATTTAAGTAAGCAAATGTTTGTGGAGCTTTTGTAGCAAGTGCTGCTAATCCAGTACCAAATCCACCTTTAGGTAATACAATAGTTTTACCTTCTTTAGCTGCTCTATCTTTTGCTTTTTTAATATCAGAATCTATAACTGCTTTATTATCAGCAAGTTGATCATCTGACATAAAAGCATCACTTGCATTAGATGGTTTTAATTTTGTAGAGATTCCCATAGCATTAGGCTCATCTCTAATTATAGCTTGACCGCCTTTACCAGTTCTAGTATTATTATCTCCAAATAAGAATAACTTATCAGGATTAGCTCTAAGTAACTCTGGTGTATAGTTTTCAGAAATAACTTCTACTTTACTTTCAGCAGGTTTAGCTCCTTCTATATCAGTTTTCTTATCAGAAACAGGAGCTTCAGGTTTAGTAGCAGTAGTAAGCTCTGGTCCTGTAGGAGTTCCATAAGGTGTAGTAGGAGTGAATACTCCAGCTTTAGTTTCTGCTGGAGCAGGCTTAAGATTATTCTTCTTATTATAAGCTTCTATAATCTGTTTAGCTTCTGGAGATCTTTTTAAGAACTGATCAAAACTTGGATAAGGGAATTTAACATCAGGTCTTTCTTCAGCAAAATATGTCTTAAGTGATTCATACTTTCGAATAAGTTCTTCCTGAAGCTCTTTAGGCATAGTGTTAATATCATCAACAACACTAATAGCTTTTTGAGCAGGTGCCTCTTCTTCAACTACTTCAGTTTCAACTTCTTCAGTAACAACCTCTTCTACAGGATATCTATCATTTAAGATATTTTGGAAAGCTTCGTACTTAGGATTATCTGGTGTTATAGGTTCTTTACTTGCAATATCATAAAGTTCAAACTTTGCAGTTCTAGGATTTTTTAAGAACTCTTCTACATTCTCTGGTATTACAAATAAACCTTGATCGTAGATAGCATTAAGTAAATCATTAGAATCTTTTAAATCTAGAAACTTTTTATAACCTTCTGTTATACGCTCAGCTTTAGTAGCCTGAAGTTGTTCTTGAGCTGTTTCAATTGCAGATATATATCTATCAAAGTATAAAGGGTCATTAAGAATATTAAGTGCTTTTGTATAAGCATTTGAATCTGAGTCAAGTAAGTGATAATCTCTTACTTTAGTAAATGCTTTTCCAAGCTCTTTACTCATAAGAGTACCTCCCTGTTCTTCTGCAATAAGCTTAGTATACTTATCAAAAATAGGATACATCTCTGATGTAAGATTATTGATAAGCTTATTAACCCCAGTAAGATCTAAGTCTTTATTTCTAAACGCTTCTTCTCTAGCTTTAGCAATAAGAGTGAATTTAAACGCAATATCATTCCATTTCTTAAGCTCATCTATTTTTGTTTGTTTGAGCTTAGCTTTTTTCTTTTGTTCAGGTGTACCTTCTTTTAATGTATCTACCTCAAGCTCAAGAGTTTCTATAAGTCTCTGTCTTTGATAGTTATCTAAAAGTGCTGTAATATCTGATGCTCCTGCATCTTTAATTTCCTGAGCACCTCTTCTAAGACTTAACCAAGGAGAAGCTTGAGAGAATTCATTAACAATTCCCATAAGCCTTCCATTAGTTCTTCTCAAAGCTTCGGTAGAAGTAGTGATTGTCTCTATAGCAAACTCGTGAGCTTGATACTTAGCAAGCATCTTTTTATAAAGATCTTCATTCTTTTTAGGATCTATTAGACTAAGATCCACTGGATTAGGATATTCTTTCTTTACTACCTCATAGGTGTCTTTAACATCCAGAGCTCTTTGCTTCGCATTATTAAGTCTTCTTCTTACATCTTGAGCTTCTGCTGCAGGCATGTTATATGCTTTAGCAAGATCTTCATCTTCAAGAGTAAGCATATCATCTATATGATCTGTAAAGAGTTTGGTTTTATCGGTAGCAGCAAGAGTATATGCTTTAGATGCAAAAGCTGCATCTACAGCTGATTTATATTTATATTCATTTCCTTCATCTGCAGCTTTATCTGCTTCATCCATGTAATTCTTAACCTTAGATGCAGTAGTAGCATTTCTTTCTCCTACATTGACCGCATCCATAGCCATGCCATTAACAGCATCTTTAATAGCTTCTTCTCTTACTCTTCTTCTCTCTTTAGCTGCTTCTACTTTAGCTTTACCAGATTTTGTTCTACTTGCTATAGTTTCAAATATACCAGTAGTTGGTCCAGCAATACCTCCCATAAGAGTACCAGTAAAGTATCCTGATAAGAAAGTTTCAAGACCTTGTCCAGTAAGTTGACCTTTTACACTTGTGCCAAATTGACTCATGCCTTCCCAAAAACCTGCAACTGAAGGATCTTTATCTATCTTTTCATGATATGCTATTACAGAAGATGATATAGCATCTTGTAAGTTTTCTTGTAAAGCTTCTGGTAAATTAGTGACAAAGTATTCTCTTGACCAAGGTAAATAAGGAGAACTCATAAGAAATTCTGCAGCTTTTCTTCCAGCACCCTTTTCTGCATACTCGTAAGCTCCTTTTTCTAAAACCTTTCCTGCACCCACACCTACAAGATATCTGTTAGATCCCTTCTCTACAGTTTTTGCTATAGAACTTAAAGTAGGAAAACCTCTTAAATATTTACCAAAGAAAATTTTGTTAGTAAGAAATATAGCAGGTAAGTTAGCCATGCTTACAGTAAAATCTACAGATGCAGCTTTTTGATATATATCTTGTGCATCTTGACTACCTGGATCAGGCATTCTACCATTCTTAGCATAGTATTCATCAACAAGCTTTTGATGATACTCTGATCTAGCCATAGCTCCTTCTAACCCTGCTTCCTCTACCCCAAGGCTTATCATTCTAATATCTTTAAAGAAGTGACCAAAGCCATGTGCAGCTAAAGCAAGTTTTTCCGTTGATGTCCAAACTTTTTCACCTTTAGCTAAGAAACTAGTAAACTGATAAGTATTTTCTAATGGATTTAAAAACTTAGCTGCAGCAACACCTGCTTTACCTATTTTAGAAGCATCATAAAATTCCTTTACATTTCGAGCTTGTTTAAGTCCTTTTAAAAAATCATAGGTGCCTTGAATAGCTTTTGTAAATCTACCAACATTTGTAGCCTGCCTTGTTGCAGCAGCAGCTACTGTAGGTAAGGTAGCACCAAGTGTCTCAGGAGCTAAAGCTAAAGCACCAGCTTCTACAGCAAATAGTACAGCATTTTCAGCAAGTATCTCAGCACCTATACCTAACGTATACATGGAACTGAGTCCAAAATTAGTAATAGATGATCCAATACCTTCTTTACTTGAAGATCCTAAAGCAAGACCTTCTTTCATTGTTTCAGCAGCTTTAAAATCATCTGATCCAAATATAGATGATCCAAAAGCATTAGATAATAATTTTGAATATTGAGAAGTAGATCTTCTCCAATCATCAGCCCACGTACTGTTTTCATTATAGAGTTCTTCATTATCTCTATAAGGAGAAAATCCTAGCTTTTTATAATTAGGATGGGTATAGTATCTTTCAAATTGCATATTCTTCCAGCCTGCGCCATAAGAATATGTTCTACCATACTTATATTCATCTTTTGCCCAATTTTCTGCATCATCTAGGTAATCAAGTGCAGCATCTGTAAAAGACTTGTTTCCTTGAGGAGTTGCATTATTAACTCCTGGAGCTGGACCAGTTACTTCATTACCTACAAGATTTTGATTAACATCTACAGCTGTTGGTGTAGTTCTTGGAATAGGTGCGCTAATTACAGGATATGGATTAGTAGGAATACCCTCATTAACTTCAGAGAACATTCTATTAAAAGCTGAAAGCGGATCTTGAGCCGCTTCAACTTCAGAAATAGACTGATTTATATTTGCTAGAGGATCTAGTGCCATAATTAATTATTGTCCCATTTGATTAAACATATCCATAGGATTTGGAGCAGGTTGGCTCTGATCAAATATGCTTGTTGGTTGAAGCATAGATGGATCAAATATCATATTAGTTCTTTGATTGCTATCGTAATTATTATTAGCAATATCAATTTGAGTTAAAAGATTTTTATAACCCATAACAAGATTTTGACCACCTACTTCAGCACTAAGTATTTTTTGTGCAGGTTTTGCAACAGGTACACCAGTACTATAATCCCACAAGAAACCTGTTACATTATATCTACCATCATTCATTTTATTAATGGTAATTTTTCCACCCTTTGGTTCTTCTACTGTATATGGTCTATGTTCAAGAATAATATCATAAGGTTTAAGAGCAAATGATTCTGTAAAATCATTTTTTAAATCTTTCTTAGGTACATACATTGTAACACCATTAGTTACAATATCGGGATTGCTTCCCCAACCTGCGCCATCAGTACCTTTATATTTCTGAGCATAACCAGGAGCAAAAGTAATATGTATTGCTTTATAGTTAGGATTACTTAAGGCAAGATCAAGATATGTAACTGTACCAAAAGGTCTTCCTTTATCTTTATTATCAAATGCTCCAGATTTAATATCTGTTACTACAGTGTTTATAGCTTGGATATAATCATCATTTCCTTTCTCAGCATCACTTTGATCAGCTACAATACCAGCACTAAATAATGCATTAGAAGAAATTAAACCATCTTGTGCAAAAGTTAATAAACCTCTTGTACCAAAAGCTGCTGGAGCTGCTGCATCAAAAGCATACTGAACTCCACCACCTGAAGATTTACCTTCTGCAAACATTCCAAAGGATTTGTTTGAATCATAGATAGCGGTAACAAGAGGTACTTTTTTATTAGGATCAAGTTTATCTACCCCTGTTGATGATCCACTATTATATGCATAAACATATTTTTCATACATATCATCATAAATTTCTCCACCATCTTCACCTCCCCAATTCATGCTTGCGTATTCTTTTTTAGTTCTAAGATCTCCATTATCTTTAAATAAAAGACCAAACATGTCTCTTTCATCTTCAGCAACTAATCCAGAAGTTAAAGCCCAGGATCTTACATTGAAATTATTTTTTCTATAAACATCTCCTGTAATATCTAAAAGTTGTTTAGAGTCATTATACTTAGTTGCAATAGGATCAAGAGTATTTGTATAAAATCTATCATACAAAGCATTATTATTTTTATCCTGTCTAGTTATTATAGCCTTGTTATAATAACTAGTAGGATCTTCAGCTAACAATTGTCTGTAATCAACAGTTTGATTATCTGACTTAAAAGTATTTGAGTTTTCATCATATTTGTCTCCCCAAATACTTTTTAGTGCAGCTTTTGCTGCATTTCTACTTGCATCTGTAAAAGTTGTAGTATTAACATAATTTAAAAGATCAGCGGTAGCAGCTTCCACATACTGAGAAGCATATCCTACAGTATTTGTTTTTTGCTGATTCATGTAAATAAAAGCTTCTGCAGCTTCATCAGTTAATTCTGTAGCAGCAGAAGTACCTGGAGTACCTTCTATAAATCTACCTGCATTAAGAGCAGAAGTTGCAGAACCTCTATTTTGAGTTTCTGAATTTTCTTTCATTTGCTCTTTAACAATATCAAGCTTTGTTTTATATAAAGCTTCTTCCATAGAATACTTATGCTGCTGTGCCATTCTTGACATAGACAAAGAATGGTCATAATAACTTTTAGCATAAGGATCTGCTTCAACTTTTTGCTCACCTGTAAGATTTGCTACATTTATAGCAGCCTCTTTAAAATCATTATCCATCAAAACTCTTGCTATAAGAGAATCAACATAATTTGCTTTTGCTTTTCTATTCTCTGCATTTAATTGAATAGCAGTTGCTGTTTTAGCTGTGCCATCATCATACAAAGCAGTTTTCATTTTTTCATTGTAATTAACGCTTTGTAATTTCCAAGCTTCTGCTAAACTATCATTTCCTGTAGTACCTTCTTTTTTAATTTTTTCTTCTAAAGCCAATTTAATATCTTGAGACTTAGATGCATCTTTTAATGCACCTATAGCTATCTGTTTATACTCATCAACTTTTGAAGTAATAGCATTTATATATTCTTCTTCAGCAGCAGCTTCATCTCCCCCAAATCTTTCAGCATTATTAAGTATGTAGTTTTTTCTTTGTACATAAGCCATGGATTTATACATGTTTTGTATTTTAGAATCTACACCGTATTGATTTCTAAATAACTGATACAAAGGAATTTCTAAGTTCTTACCATCTTTTGTAGTAACAATATATCTACCATCTGGTGACCAACCTACAGTAGTAACACCAAAACCTTGTTTCTTTAATTGAGAAACATAGTTTATAGCCTTCTCTGTAATATTTATAAAAGGGTTATAAGTAGGCGCAGCCATACCCATAGCTTCTTCTGCAGAAGCTTTTTTATATTCGTCAGCTCTAAAATGTAATTCATTAACACCTACATCCCAATAACCTCCACCACACTCTTCTTGATTTAAGCAGTTTCTATAATCTTCAGCTAAAGTAAGTTGGTTTCTGTATTGTTTAGTAAAAGACATATCCTTGATAATATTTTTATTATCATAGATAGACTTAAATACTGATCCCGCAGCATCTGCATTTTGCTGAAGAGATAAATCAAGACCAGACATCTTCTTGATATCTTGGTCAACCATTTTAAAGAATTGATCCCTTTGTTGAATGTTGTCATCCCTAAGCATAGGAGAGTATAGCAATGTGCCATACATCTTGTTAAGTTGCTTATGAGCTTGATCATATCTACTCTGTCTAGTTTGTAAAACATTAGAAAGGAAGTTATAATCAGGTTGAAAAGGTTGCAACTGAGGAATGTAATCTGTAACACCTTGGATATATGAAGCCATATCAGTATATAAATTTACTCAAAAATATTTAAAGTTTACTAAACTTATAAAGTTTATTCACCTTGATAACCCTGTGTTTTAGCAAACCACTCAGCCATTTTATTATCATTTGTGTTACCAGATTTTAATCCATACATCTTTTCAGCAGTTGCCCAAAGCTTTTCAGGATTACTTCTCATGGTAGGATTATTCTGATAAAGCTTTCTATAGATACTATCTATTGATTCATCTTCACTATATTCTGGATCTAATGGAGCACCTTGAGTAAATTCTATAAAGCCTCCTCCAGATGGATCTGTAGAATATTGAGGAAACAAGGTATTCATATTATAGGTGTTAGCTCTATTAGTAATAGATTGAATATAACTATTTCTAAGATTTTCTCTTGCAGCTTGTGTAGCAGCATCAAATTGCTGATTAGCAATAGTTACTTTATCATAGAGTTGAGTAGCAAGAGCTGCTTTTTCTCTAGCAGCATTATTAAGAATGCTTGTTTTTTGAAGCTCAAACTGATTAGCTACACCAACATTTAAGTTATTGTACTTACCTAAAATATCAGCAGCAGCTCTAGCTGTTTGACCTTGAATAGCACTAGCTCTAGCAGATAAAGCTTGAGGACCAGTAAATGCAGCTAAACCTTCAGTAAGCATAGCAGCTTGTTCTTCAGCAGAAGCTAATTCTCTACTAGGATCATAGAAAGTAGGCTCAGGTAAAAAGGTTTGAGGTACAGCTTGCCAAGGCATGTATTTTTCAATACCCATGAGATCTCTAGCTGCACCTTTAGTTTTAATAACATCTTGTAACCAAAAAGGTGCTGCACCTGGTGCTGCTGGAGGAGGAAGATGTTTAACACTTGGAGGTTTAACCGCTTCAGGTTCAGTGAGTTCTGTACTAAACTTAGCTTCTATATCAGGTAAAGCAAGTTGTCCTGCGGTGGTATCACCATAGATACCATCTATAGGAGATAGTTGTCCTTCACCAGGTATATATTTTTCATCTCCTCTACCTCTTTTTTCAGGCTTAAGATAAGTAAAGTATTGTTTAGTTTCATCATCTTTAGCTGCTTGAACAAAACCAATATAAGCTGCTTGACCTGATTTAATAGTTAAATTGTCTAAAGGACTTAAACCAGCCTCTGCAATGTATTTATTATAAGCTAGTTGAGGTTGATTTTTATTTCCCCATTGAGGCTCTGTAAAATTTTTACCTTTAGCTTGCAAAGCCATGTTGTGTTTTTGCAAAGCAAGAAAGTCATTGATTACAGCAGTTTCATCTTTAGCTAAAAGCTTATCTTGTTCAGCTTGAGTAAGCTTCTTATCGTCTTCTATAGTTTGTTTATAGTTATTATAAATAGCTGCTCTAGCATCAGCATTGATCAAAAGCTCATTTTCCAGATAAGCATAGTCATCTCTAAAATCACGATCTGGATCTTTATCATTTCTAAGAGGTTCTAAATCTTCTCTGTTTTCATAATCTATTTTACCAGGAAGTCTATCTACTCTCTTATACTTACCAGATTTTGGATCTTTTACATAAGCTTTACCAGATTCAACAAGAGTTCTTGCATTAGGATCTGCATATAAATCATCAAGTGTTTCATACTTTATAACTCCAGGAGCATTACTACCACCTTTTTGAAACTTAGGCATAGTAACTCTAACTCTTCTTTTAGAAGAACCACCTCTTACAAATCTGTTCAAATCTCCGCCAAAGTTTCTTTTAAGAAGCTGTGGCATTATATTCATACCATATCTAGCTTCAGGCATCATTACTTCTTCTTCTGATTCAACCGGTTGATCTTCATATTCTTCTGTATCAACTTCTTGTTGAGACATTTGCTGAGGTTGACCTTGTATTAGTTGTTCAGGTTGAATACCCATATGCTCCATATAAGGAATAGCAATTGCTGGGATACCTTGAGGAAATCCTTTAATAGATTCTTGAGCTAAAGCTAACTTACCAAGTTTAAGATTATACTTACTAATCATTTGCTCAGCATTCTTTCTCTGGAGATCATCTGTATCTGAATCTGCAAGTACTTTTCTATACTTGTTAATATCATACTTTTTAGCAATGTCTGCAGGAGTATAACCACCTTTTTTAGGAGGCATACCAAATTGATTAAGAAGAGAAGGATCTTTGATTTTCATAGATCTATCTCTAGAGAAGATAAATGAATTATCAGGAAGATAAAGAGGAGTACCTCCTTGACTGTGTCTTTTACCACCTATTTTATAGTGCTCAGGTAACCCATCACCATTAAGATCTGTATAAGCAGTTTCTCCTACTTCAGCTTCAAGATTAGCTTCTTCTCTAGGTACTGGTTTAAGAGTACTATTAGTCTCAAGTCTTGGTTCAGAAAACTCACCAGCCATAACAGGCCAGCTAAGCTGATTAGCATTATAACCTAAGCCTGGAGACATTCTTACCTCCAAGCCTGAAGTTCTTGCTTCTAATCCTTTTTTAGCTTTTGGAGTAAAGCTTACTTTAACTCTTCTCTTCATGTTGATTAGTCTAAAAATTCTACTTGACCACCCATTTGAGTAATGTACTCAATTTCTTCTGGAGTAAGCTCCATCTCAATACCATCTTCACTCATAACCCCACCTTGCTGCATTCTAACAGGTGCTTGTGTCCACTGTGAATACATACTCATTTCACCAGTAGGTATACCATAGTATCCATTAACAGGAGTTTGACTCCAATCACTGTATGCAATAGAACCACCTCTATCATAGCTATAGGTAGGTCTATTAGCATAGCCTCTATCATAACCAGTATCAAAAATAGGTGTAGTTTGATCAGGTCTAAACATACCATATTCTTGACCTGTAGGTACATAATCACCGCGCTTCTTTTCTACTGATGTAAACAAATTATCTGCAAGTTTACCTGTAGCCATTTGCTCTTCAAGAGCTTTTCTTTCTTTACCTTTTGCAATATTAGTTAATGCTGACATACCTGTAAGCACTGTATCTGCAGCATAAGGTGAAGGACCTGTTTTCCAAACAGCTTTTTCATCAGTCCCTCTTTTCTCTCTTCTAGCATCAGCTCTTTGTTGTTTGAAATCTTTGATACTAGTTAATCCTGTTTTAATATCATGGAAGGTATCCATGATAGGAATATTGATATCTAGATTATCAAACTTAAAACCTGTTTCTCCAAGTACTTGATGCTTAGGTAGGAATCTATGAAGACCTCCGTGTTTCTTAGTAGGTCTATATATTTGCTCTAATGTAGGCTCTTCTACATTTTCAGGTTGCATAGTACTTTCTATTGGGGTAAGAAGTCTTGCCTGAGCTACAGGATCTATTCCAGCCTGAATCATTTCATTATAAGCTTGTTGATTAGCATATTCTTGTCCTTCTTTTATAGCTTGTTCTTTATCAAGATTATATCTATCCATATCTGTCAAAAGAGGAGAAGGAGCTTGTTGATTTACACCCCATGTTGGAGATGGAGTTTTTGGAGCTTCATTCTCTACTTCAGGAGCTCTTTCTACTTTACCAGTAGATGGGTTATACTTAGTCTTAATAACAACTTTTCTACCACCAAATAAAGTAGGTCTTGATTTACCATAGAACTCATAACCCATTCTATTAGCTTGTTCTTGCATAGCTGCAAGATCACCTACTTCTGGTACATAACCTCTATCCCAACCAATAGATCCATAACCACGGTGTTTATATCTATAAGGTACCATAGTAGATACTCCATAACCATAAGGTTGTTGTGTACCCGCACCCATAGTACCATAAGAAGAAGTAATCATCTGATAATTTTGCCAAACCTCATCAGGATTTTGACCTTTAGCAATAGCGAAATCTCTTACTGCTTTTTCTTCAGGACTCATCTCACCTGTTGTTGCAGCAGGAGTAGTTGTTCCAGCAGGATCTACCCATTGTTTACCATCCCATACTTTATTTGCAAGCGCTGCACCATTCCATCCTCCTCCAGGTATACCATTTCTACCAGCCCATTGAGAATGAGTTTCTCCTAGAATTGGATTCATATCAGGCTTATAGCTCATTGGAGGTACACCCTCTTTTTTAGCAGCAGTAGTAGTTGAAATAATATTACCTGCTTCATCAGTTATTTCAATTGTACCATCTTCATATGTAGTTCTTACATGATTAGTTTGTTTTGACTGTTCAATTTTAACTACTCCTCCTTTATCAAATTTATTACCGCCTTTTTTAAAATACTCATCTACTATAATTGTATCTACTTTAGGTTTAGCTTGTGGAGCAGGTGCTTTAGGTGCAGGTTTTGCTGGTGCTTTTGCTGGTGTTGGTGTATCGGGAGCTGCAGCAGGAGCTTGTAAATCTCCTGTTTGTGATTGAGTTTGATATGTTTTATTTTCTTTACTTATTGCCCAAGCATTTTGTCTAGCTAAATCTTCTGGAGTTTTATTCATAGACTTGTCCTCCTGGTGTAGTAGTTTTAGCAGCAGGTTTTGTTTCAGTAGCAGGTGTAGTAGGAGTAGGTGTAGTTGAAGCACCTATAGACTTTGCATAATTATTGTATGCGTTATAAGCATTTACTATTTCTTGCGCACGAACTTCTTTCGATGCAATATTAGTCGGCTGATCAGTTATTCCTAATCCTAATTCCCTACTTGATTTCCAATCTCCAAATGGAATTACTGCAACATTATAATTTTTAATAGCTGTATTAACAGCATTTTTTAGTGCTGTTAATTTAGCTTGCTCTGCATCTGTTTTAGCTTTTAGTTTTTCTTTAGCTAAATCCGCTTGCATTTTCTGAATCTGAGCAAGAAAAGGATCTTCTGTCTGAGAACCAGTCTGATACTTCTTAAGTGATCCACCATATTTTGCCATGTTATCAGGTATTGAATTAAACTCTGGTACAGTCTGAGCATCTGTACCAAGTTCTGATTTCATTTGCTCATCTCTTTTCTGTTGTTCAGTAATACTATCAAGCTTTCTATTTATTAGATTATTAGTAAAAAACTTAGCAAGACCCATCATGTTTCTAGTAGAATCAGCGTTTTCTTGATTAAGCTGATTATATCTATCCTCAAACATATCTTGGTTATACATGTTTGGCATAAACATAGACCCTGCTTCTGCACCATATTGTGCAATAAGCTGAGGCATCATTTCTTGATTCATTTCAAGAGCTTGTTCTGTCTCTTGATCAAGCATAGCTTTATTTACATTCTTTTGAATAGCAGCTAAGAAGTTATCTTTAATAGTTCCTGTAGCAGCATCAATTCCTCCACCTTGTACTTGGTTACCTTTTTTAGCAAATGCTGGAAAAGCTCCATAGTTAAATGGACTAGAGTTTTGACCCATACCACCATCTTCAAAATAACCAAGAGGACCATTAGATGATCCACCATAAGCATAATAAGTTTCTACAGGAATTTGAGCTCCTGCTCCTCTACCTTGCATACCATAGTTAAAGAACTGATCTGCAGTAGCTTGTCCTGGATAAGGATAAGTAGCACCACCATTAGCATAGTTTCTAGCTTCTGGATATGCTTGGAAAAAAGATTCTTCTGTTGGGAACATATTGTAAAACTCATCTTCTGAGTTTACACCTGCCATTTTAAGGAATTGAGCTTTCATACTATTAGTATTTGTCTAACCAACTGTTAGACTGCGTTTTAACAAAGTTAGGCTTTTGGGTATAATTTACTAATTTTTTACCAGATTTTCTAGTAGATCCTCCTGTTTTCTTTTGCTCTTGTAATGCTCCTGCTCCTATAGCTGCTGGAGCTAAACCAAAAGCATACTTATTCATATTTATTAAAAACTCTTTTTCTGCTTTTGAACCAGGCTTTATTTTAGCTAACATTTCTGTAATACCATTATCTATAGACCTATTAGCATAATTTTTACGGATAAGGTTTAAATGTCCTAATGTAAAAATTTGATCATCTCCTATACCAACAGCATTTTTAAATTGACCCATTCTTGCTAAAACTTCATCAGCTTGATGATTTGCCTTATATCCAGGTATAGGTTTATTTGTACCAAATGGTTTTAATAAGTCATTTTTTACTTCTTTTGATAAAGTACCAGCAAAAATTCCATGATTTTTTTCATGAGCATTTATAATATCTTTACCTAAATTATTTAAAGGGGCATCAGAAAATACAACACCTTGCCATCCATAGTCACCAAGTCCTAAATTACCAGGTTGCCTACTTAAATTTTTAGATAAATCATATTCTGTAGAACTATGTATATTTTTTACAAAATCTTCATAGTTTTCAGGTGTTATTCTATTCCCGTAATCTTTTGGTTGCTTCCAAAGTTTGTTTCCTAATAAATCTGTTTTAATATAAGGTTCTTCTAAAGGAGCTTGATACTGAAAAAATTTAGTTTTTGTTTCTGGATTTAATAATCTTGATTGTTGAACAAGTACTTGATTTTCTCCATACATATTACCTTTAGGTGCAGATAGAGACATAATTTCATCAACATTAGGTGAGCCAGGTAGTTGTTTAGGCGTGTTTACTGGTTTATATCCCCTCCACCAATCTTTTTGTAATATTCTACCTTCTTCAATTGGTATAGCTCTATCAGCAACTTGACTCCAAGTCTTGCCCCTACCATATCTATTTCTCCAATTAGCAACATCCCTTGGAACTTCAGCTATAAATTGATCTCCATAAGTTGCAGCTGTTTTAAAATTAGGTGTAAAATAAGGATTAGTTCCAAAACTCTTATTTATTTGTAATTTTGTTCCTGGATAATATTCTGGTTTAATATTTTGTTTTGATCTAAATAATCGTGAACGAACAGCATCTTCCATACCTTCTTGACCCAACCCTCTCCACATAGTATTTTCTGGGAGATTGTATTGATATGCTTTTGGGTTTAATTTCCAAGCATTTTTTAAAGGACCTTGTGTAAGATAATCTCCTACTCTATTAACTCCTTTTAAAACATCAGCTCCCTCATCTATTAATCCTATACCTAAAAGGTTTAGAGGATCTCCTGCAATTTGCATACCTAAAGGTATTTTATCTGTTTGTTGTCCAGACACTGCATCACCAAAACTCATTTCAGGATCATATAGTGCCCCCCAAGCTACATTAGTAGGATAGGATAATATATCTAAAGCATTTGCTCCAGAAATATTTTTGCTTTCTTCAGGTGTTAAACCTATAGCTTTATCAAATGGATTTAACCCAGGAATTTGAGGCATATTTAATCTACTAATACCTGCGGCTGTAGTTTGAAAAATACTAGGTTTAATTTTATTAGCCTTATTAGAGTTATCTATAAAATATCTTTCAGCTGGAGTAAAGCTCTGATTCCAATCTGCTCTTGATTTATCTCCTTTAGGTTTATCTTTAAGAATCTTTCCAGCTACATAGTTATTTTTCTTGTCTTCATACATTGATGTAAGCCTTGCATCTCTTTGATTAAGATAATCTTCATAGCTCACATTTTTCATGTTTTTCATCATCCTATCCCAAGCAGTTTCTTTTTGCTTAGCTTTCCACTCTTCTAGTGTACCTTCTTTCTTTTCAAAATCAAGCACATGTTTACCAGAACCTGTTGCTTTATCTGTAACAGTTTGTGTCTGCATTGTAGGAGCTTGATACATAATACCTTCTGGATTATCTTCAGTAGGTGTTGTTGTATAAGGCTGTAGAACTTTACCAGAATATTTATTCCAATAATCAGAGTATTCCTGAGAATCAAGTCTTACTTGTTTAGGTTTATTATCTTCTCCTATAATAGTAACCATACTACTAGGTAGATATCCTGGATTATTAGCAATCCATTCTTGAGAAGCTGATGGTTTATTTTGTCCACCATCTTGATAACTATCTAACCAACCTGTGTTTCCCCCTGTTTTCTTTTGTTCTGCTGGAGCATTATTATATTCTCTTTCGCTAATCTGATACCACTGTTTTGCTGTTGAATCATATTTCCAATAAAAAGGAGGCAGGTTTGGTGCTTGTGTCTTTTTATATAAAGGTTGAGTTTTAGGTTGCTCTGCAGGTGTAGAAGCTTTAGGTTGTTCTACTGGAGCAGGAGTTTGAATAGGCTCAGGTTGTTTTACTGGTTCTGGTGCAGGAGCTGTTCCTACAACTACTGGTTGTACTGGTTTTTTGTAAATCGGAGACAATGAATACTTATCTCTATATTCACCAATAGGTTTGATTTTACTATGACCGATATCAGGAGAATCATATAATCCAATTAACGTAGGATAATTAAAAGGAAGAGATTTATAATACTCAATAATATTTCTATTATTGTGTCCAGGATATGCTGATTCCACTTGACTTGGCGTATCATATGTATCTTTCATAGTTCTCCCTAAAGAGGGAACATATCTTGGAGTACTTCTTTGTTGAATACCTTGATAATAATTAGGTTTATTATATGTTCTTTGTCCTAAATCACCAGCCTGTTGTCTTTGATATTGATAAGCTTTATATAAATTAACACTGTCCGAATACATTTGATATCGAGGATCTGTTACACTATTTACATATATTGGTGTAGGTGACCCACCAGTTTGATACTTAGAACTAGGATCATAGAGTCTAGGTCCTTTAGCACCATATAACATATAGTTCCTCTCAAATAGAGGATTCTTTACCATAAGCTTATTAATGCTAGTCTTTATATTCTTAGATGAAGTTTTCTTAGGTAGTTTAGAATACTTATTTAACCAACCACCTTTCTTAGCTTGAGTAAGTTCTGGTATAGAAGGATCTCCGCCATATTGCATTTGAGGATATTCAGTAACCGTATCTCCAGGAAATTGATAATCAAGTCCAGGATACATCATCTGTTCATATCCAAGATTATCTACTCCTAGTACAGGATAAGGTACACCTTGCATAGTAATATTACCTGAAGGAATTTTAGTTACTTCACCTGGATAATCCCATTGACCTCTAGGATCATAGATAACATCTTTTTTGTAAGGATTTTGCTTCTTACCCGGCTTACCTTTTAGGTATTCATTTTTAGGAACCTTGTTGTGCATTATCTTGGAGAATAAAGGTTTTTATTAGTAGATGTCATTACTAAGAATTTGCTGTCACCACTTACAAGTTTCCTTAAAAGGATACTTGTTGTATAGTGTCTGAATTTCTTTCTCTGTAATGAATTCTTATTATAGTCCAGATTATTTGGATTAAGTATTCTTACATAACCATTAGGAGCTGTGTTCCAAATAGTTTGCTGAGCATATGATCCCACGTTAGGTGTTGGAGGTGGATAAGGTGATCCAATTGGGAATTCACCTCTATCTCTTGTAATATCCCAGAATTGATTGAACCTATACTTCTGCTCTACTTTTGAGAAGAGGATTTCAATATTGGTAGGATTAATAACAGGATAATTAAGAATAAGAGGAGCATTGTTGCGAGGAGTTAAATTAAGCTTCAACAATCCTGAACACTGTTCTGTATTATATACTACAGCCTCATCAAAGTTAGTATCTAACTTATGGAATCTATCATAGCAGTTAGGTGCATATTTATAGACTTCAAGTTGATACTCAACACTTCTTAAGCTATTTACCTGATTACCAGTGTTTACCATCCACTCAATTTCAAAAGGATAATCTATACCATAATAGTTAGCATAAAGATCACATCTTTCATTATGTATCCAAATTGATTTTTTATCATTAGGATTAACAGACATGAAAGTATTCTTACCTGGTAAAGTAAGAGTAGGATGCCAGTCATGGTAGCTTATAAATCCTTGTGTTTTAGGATCATAACTAACTGTCCATGAAGCATCTTCAAAGTAAAGAGGATCTCCAAGAGTAGCAGTACCTATAGGTAGAGATTCTGATCCAGGTGCACCTACACTTACTGCAAATTGATCATCTTGTAAATAAGTAAGAGATACATTTGCTGGAAGATCTCTCTTAAGAACATAGTCTTTCTTACAGAAGTAGACAATCTGATTTTGGTTATCAAATGTAGATTGACAACCTACTCCAGCAACAGGGTTATTAGTAAGTTCAAAGTTTTGAATATTTATAATATTCTGTTGCAGAAGTTGATAAGGTAGATATTGAGCAAACCACCACTTTAAATTATCAAGTGATACTTCTTCTACTCCAGAACTTAATCTGAATATCTTACCTTGGTTTTGACTAATCCAGTAAAGACCTAGTGCGGTATTAATTACACTAAATGTATCTTGACAAGATCCGTACTCATATGGCGCATCAGTATTTACAATACTCTGAAGAGGTTGAGAAAATAATCCGCCATCTCCAATAGTAAGCTTTGTACCTAAGTCTGTTTCAAGTTGGTCAGTTCCCTGGAATTGAATAGGACTTGCTGTATCAAAGAATATCATTGCACCACTCTTATTAACTGACTTTATATTAGTTACATACTGTTTAAAGTCATAATAATTATTAACAAGAAATACTCTCCAGTAATCTTTAGAGCTCTCAAATTGAGATCGCAAAGAATAGATAACCCTGTTCTTCTGATAGATAAAGCAAGTCTCTGCTAAATAAGGACTATAGTTTCTAGGTTGTACAGTACCCCAAGAAACAAGATTTGGTAAAGTCTTAGTTACACTTAAAGATTGATCATACTTATAATAGTTACCAGACTTAATAATGTTAGTATCAAATATAGTCTTAAGATCTGTTATAATAGGATAATGCTTTTGAGAATCCATTTCACCCCAGTCTCTGAAATCTATATTGATCTCAGTCTCTACAAAGAAATCTCTAATACCAGAATTAAATAAGTAGAAGTAAGCATTTCTTACTGTAAACCAGAATGAAAAAGCAAAATTATCTAGATTATAAAAATCATTAGGTAATTCCCACTGACTTGGTTGAAATGGATTTGATACTAAACTTTCAGTAAAATCACTGGCATCATAAGAGTCAGAGTTTAACCAATAAGTAGGATAAGGTATCATCTTATAATCATCGTAGTTAAATTCATAACCATCGGGTTGATTATAAAGCCAGTTATAGAAAAAGAAGAAAGTATTCTTTTCTGTATATCTACCTATATAAATATCTCCACCAAATAATACATCAGAGTTTGGTACAGGTTTTCCTACCTTAATTCCTGTAAAACAATTATCTATTGGTACTTGAGATATAGCATCTATTTGACCATACTGATTTCTAATTCTCTGTTTAAGAGCACTATAATGACAAGATGTTCTAGTTGTAAAAGGAGAATTGTTTGTAGGATCTTTTACATTGTATGCAGAATATCCTGGTAAACTAGGAACTTGTGTAGCTAATTGTCTTGTGTTATCTCGTATAGAAATATCAGGATCATTAATTAATCTATTAACATTAAGAGCTACATACTTATTACGGAATAAGTTATTAATTCTTACTGAAGAAGTAAAGTCTACAAGATCTGGCCCTATATAAGACTCTTCTGTAATTTCTCTTCTTCTACTTGTTGGTATAGGAGCTAAGAAATTACTATAGAATCCATGTGAGTTATACTTAAGAGCAAAGTTTCTATACTTACTAAAAGCTTTAATAAGATCAAGTGTTTGATTAACACCTTCTGTCCAATAATAAGAAAAACCTTGTCCTGTCAAAGTTCCAGCTAATCTAAGAGGATATGGTAAAGCAGACCAAGCCGTATCTGTATAATTTATATTTCTAGTACCTCCAACAAGTTGAGGTGTAAAACGAGAAGTAGCTGCGGCAATGTCATAAGCAATTAATGCATTATTTGTTTGATTAAGACCTGTAGTTAATAAACCTGCAAGCAGTAGTGCAGTACTATTTAAAGCTATATTTGCTCCTGTCGATGCAGTATTTGCAGTAGTAGCTAAAGCTATAGCAGCAGCAAGACTTACAGGATCTGATGTACCAGCAACAATAGGTCCTGTTGCTTGTACTCTAGGCATTTCTCTACTATAAGTTCTTTGACCATTCATAGCTAACGCAGCTATACCTATACCTGAAAGAGCCGCAGCAAAAAATGCAAAGTTTCTAAGTACTTTAAATTTAGGATGTTCTTCAGACCACTCAAACTCTCCTTGCACAGTACCATAATACTGACTATATAACTTAAGCTCGTTATTACCTATAAAAGGTCTTACAAAAGTTGTATCAGGAGAATGGAAAGAAAAAAGAGTTTGTGAATATTCAAATTGCTGAGCAGGTGGATTTCTATCTCTTGATACAGTTTGACCTATTATATTAGTAATAGGGTTACCATTATTATCTACGGGAGCTTTGATATTTTCAAATTTAACTCCCATAATTCTGATATTTCCTCCACCCGCTGAATAGTGGTGAGCATCTACCCCTGGTACAATATTATCAGGGAACTTATGATGTCTTATTTTTTCACCACAAAGATCATAGTCTGCTATACCAGTACCTGTATAAGGTATACTGTTTAATTGTGACCAAGGATGTGCTGAAGCATTCCATACTTCAGGTTTATCATTAGGATAATATTCTGTAGATTCCCAATAACCCATTGTACCTTCAGAAATAATAGTTCCACCATCACCTGTAGGTGTAGATACAGGAACTCCTTCTGCAGTATTTACTGTTTCAAATAGCAAGGTATCTCCTGCTAAAGAGTTATTAGGATCAAAATAAGGTGCTGTATCTATAAGACCAAGAGGCGGATATATTCTTGCAGGTCTTCCAGGAATATGATATGATTTAGATTTATCACCTGTATCATATATCCAGCGAATAAAGAATGCATATACTTCATCACGCATATATCCTGTATTAGTACCACCTCTTTGATAATAATAAGAAGGATATTCTACAGCTTGCCACTTAGTAACTATTTGGTTAGCTAAAGGTTGATAGTTAAAATCGAACTTTGTAGTAGGCGCTACTCTAATAAGATAATCACTTACAGTATACATAGCATCTGTCTTATCATAGACAGGTGTACGCAAAGGAATAAGTTCAATAGGTACTGTAATTAATGCAGGATCTATTGTATCTAAAGTAACTTTATCTTGAGTAATATTATATATACCTATTCTTTTAGCTACTGTTTGTTGATTAATAAGAGATACAATAACAAGTTCAAACTCATCAAAAGTAGTATCAGCATTTGAAATAATAACATCTATAGCACCTGCTATGTTATCATGATCAAATAATGGTTGTACATTAGAAGGAGTAAAATAATCTGTAACCTTTTGTCCATCTAAACAATAAGCAATTACAGCAAAGTAAGATCCATTTGCTAAAGTACCAGATGCATTGCTTTTTTGTACACTAACACAAGGTGTTTGTACATAAGGTGCAAGTCTTAATTTATCACAATCAATCTGCGGAGTATTTGTACAAAAGATACAACCCTGGGGATATAATGGATCATCAGGTGTATTACCATTCTCATCTACACAATCTTGTACCCAAGGTACTGGACTATCTGGATTTGTGTACAGATTAGCTTGAAAATCACTAGTATTAAGTGTTATAAATCTTGAAGGATTATTTCCATCATCCCAATAAACTCTCCAATTACAATTACTGGTAGCTCTGGATACACCTCTTATAAGATGAAACTTACTAAAGTTAAGACATGTAGCATTAGCTATAGCTAAATACGTACAAGTACCTTCTTTAAATAATCCTATCTCAGAATTAGTTTCATCTGTAGAAAACAAAACCCAAACATCAGCTTCTGTATGTATAGCTCCAACAATAGTATAAGTTGCTTCAGTACAATACTGGTTTCCAGGTTCATTACCTAGTTTACCAAGATCACCTGTCTTAGAGTTGTTAATAGCATTTCTTGCTTGAGTCCATGTACTCTCATCTAAGTGAAAATCATTTATATCTTCACTTAGTTCTTTATCAAACCTTCTAAGATTATCAGAACTAGTTGGATTATATTTTGCCATTAGTATCTAGTATATGAATTAGGATACTGTTGATTGTTTACTACACCCTGGTTCCATGGATATGACTTAAACATATCATAGTACTTCCAGTATTGCGCTTTTCTATTCATTTCCCACAACTGTTTCATTTCTGAGAAGTTAGGTGTATTAACTATAGAAAGAGCATTATTTCTTGCAGCTCTAAGTCTTTGTTCTACAATCTGTAATTTATTTGCAGCTGTAGGATCATCATTCATAATTAGGTTTTCAAGGATACGCTGCTTAACTGCATACTCATAGTATTCATTAAGCATATCATGATCAGGTACCAAAAGGTTACCATTCTCATCATCAAGCATTCCTTGATAGTTAATATAGATAGTGCCACAATCAAAATTTGTATAGAGCCAACCATCTTTAATCCAAGCAGTTGTGCCTACATTCCAATAAAGATTAGGACAATCACAATCTATGCTTTGTGGATTTTGTAAGATTCTAATAGGCCACTGTCTTCTGTAAACTCGCTGAGTAGATTTAACTATCTGAACAAGTTCATAAGAATCTCCTTTACAGTTTGTAAATACTTTAGGTGTCTGACAATAGCTACCATAAGGATTAGCAGCACTATATGGAGGTACATTAATTACTCTATTAGCACATCCACATGGACTTGTATTACAAGTATTACAGGTTTGACAAGATGCTGTATTTTGACAACCACATGGTGTATTATTACATACCTGACAATTAACAGTAGATGCTACACAAGTATCTATGTTTGTACTAGTCTGCTGGTAAGGAGTAACTAGAGGTCTTTCTTCAATCCATGTACCCTGATTTACAGGCTCATGAATAACCAGATCATCACAAATAAGTGCAAAGTTTAAAACAAAGAAATCATCAGGAAGCTTAACTCGACTCTTCTCTACTTCAAGAATTGCTTCTTTAGTTTTAAAGATTCTTAAGCCAAGATCATAATTGACTCTCTTAGCAACTTTAATAAGCTGCTGAGGTTCAATAAAGTTCTCAAGAAGCAAGTTCTGAAAATCAACCTGAACATCTCCAAGAAGTTGTTCAAAGGTTCTGTAGCGGAGTGTATAATTATACGACATTGTCTTAAGATCTTAATATATTTTGACCATTCTCTGCACCTTCTTGAGGAAACTGAGCAAGCATCATGATATCAGAAAGTACTTGTTTTTCTATTTCTGCAAATAGGTATTCTGGTACATGGGTGTTATCATCTTGTCTAAGTGCACACTGAAGTTCAGGATCACATTTAAGATAGTTTACACTATCTGACCAAAGTCCTTCAATTCTTACAGCTTCCCACATAACATTAGGTAAATACATGTAACCATCTAAATACCAGTAATATGCATTTTTATTATACTTAAATGTAGAGTTACCTGTCATAACAGTATAGACAATAGGAGTAGTCTCATAAGCAAGAGTAGACCCATCAATAGAGCTCACTGTTCTAAAGAGTGGTCCATAAGGACCCTGGAGTACAGTAGGTAGTTTTTCTTTAGTGCGCATAATAGTACACTTAGATTTAATACCTGCACAGCAAGCCTCAATCTTATCTACCTCAATTAATTCCATACAAGGAATAGTTTCAAATAAATTCTGAAACTTTAAAATTTTGTTTGCTGAATCTTGTCTCTGAATATAGAGTTTAGCATACTTAAGAACAAGACTATAGATGTATCTATCTGTAATAAATGCATCTTCTCTAACACCCTTAATAGTGTTTCTAACTCTAGATATAGTTTCTCCTATTGTTGTCATTTTAATCTAGATCAAATTCATTATAGTCATTAAGCCTATCTTTATTAAGCTTCTTCATGATATCTCTTCTTACACTTCTTTGATAAAGTTTTGATATCATAGTTGTTTTATCTACCTGCACATACATCTTCCAATTATCTCTATATGCTTTAGATACTGTTCTGGTAAAGTTTCTACAACCTTTAAATTTCCAGAGTTTTCTAAACTCATATTTATATTTAGAGGCAAAGCTACTATAGAATATCTTAGCTAAGAGACTATCAGAGTTAAGATTAGTATTCTTAAGCTGTTTGCCATACTTCAAAGAATTTGGTGTATCTATATTTCTACCACTTGGAGGTTGACATGATCCTATAAATAGATATCCCAAACCTTCAGGTAACTCTACACCATCTCTATTACTAATAACTTCTTTCCATGTATTCTCATTAAAAGTCTTAATAATAGTATTCAATTCAGTACTAGAGACTTGTTTATATTCAGGAAACTTTTCTTTAAACTCTTTAAAAAACTCAGGCTCAAGAATACTAAGCCTTTCTTTTCTAAATCTAGGAGCTTTTACATCAGGTTTCTTGTATTCTTTAAAGTCCATAATACATATTAATATAATGAAAAATTTGGAGAGTTAAAAATAATCATTATATACTAGATAAGCAAAAACCCTGAGTTTCCCCAGGGTTTTGCTTTTTGCTGCGAAAAAACCAACAAAATCACAGCTTATATTATGGAGGACATACACCAATTGCAGTAGTAATACCTGATGCTCTTTGCACACCTGCTGAACCTAAAAGAACACATACAACTACATCTGGATCTCCTCCGCTCATTGTACCTGACATAAATTCTTTAGTTGTACAATCTTGGTAGAAGTAAGTTCCTCCTAAAGCTCCAAATCCACAAGAGAAAGTTACTTGTTCACAAGTACAGCAGTCTGTTGCTCCATCTACTCTTGTATATTCAGGAGGTGCTGGGAAAGTTGTACCTGCAGGGAAGCAAAGTGTAAATTCTGTACCTGTAGTTACATTAGGTACTACAACCCCTGTACCACCGCAACTAACATCTGCTCCTAAATCAAATCCAGGTGCAAATCCACCTCCTCCTGCTGTAAATAAGATTGATATACAAGCATTTGTAGGAGTATAGGTAGCTGTCCAAGCTACTCTACCTGTAAGAGATGACTCATCTTCACAAACAGCTTGTACATATCCATCATATACATAATCATCACATCCTTCATCATCAACTATAACATTAATAGTTGTTGAGCAAGGTGATCCACCACCAAGACATGCTACAATAGTAGTACAATCATATGGTCCTACACCACCAAGTCTATAACAAACTCGGTGATTTCCAGTATAGTTACTGGTAAAGTTTACGGTAATTGTTGCTGGTACTAGTGCCATTTTATTTGGTTTTAAGCAAGGGTTGTTATTCTAATGTACATTGATTTCTGATTAGTAGTAGCGCCTTCAATATAGAAGTCATAACTAGTATTAGGCAACAATCCTGTAATTGTAGCATAGGTAGTTAAAACTGTAGATACCAATGCAAAACTTCCTACAGGTGCTGAAGACAACTTCATGTAGATCTCATAGCTGGTATTACCAGTAATGCTATCCCAGGTAAGAGGAATAGAACTAGAAGTTACAGTGCCATTAAGTCTTAGGTATACATTACCTTGATCTGTTGCACCATTACATACATAGTTTACCAAAATCTGAAGAGCTTCTGATACACTTATACCAGTTGGTATAATACTAGTTAGTACAGTAAGAGGATTATCTCCACATAATAATTCAGGTCCAGTATATACAATGCAATCAGAGCTAAACTCTTCTGCACAAGGATTAGGTACTGGACAAAATGCTGTATTAACTGAGCATGGAGGAGGGGTAGTTAACCCCTTCTCACATCCACATGGTGTTGTTTGACAATTACAAGTATTGCAAGCCATTGTATTTTAAGTTTTAGATAGTTGCTATTACTGCTGTTACACTAGTTGGTGGAGGACATGGTCCAGGAAGTGTATTTGTTGCTTCAAATGGACATGTAGTAGTTGATGCACCTACTGTTACAAGCACTCTTACTTTATAAGGTGTAGATGCTGTTAATCCAGTAAATGATCCACTAAATGGTGTAAGAGCTATACCTGCTGTAATGTTCTGAGCAATTAATACAGTACCAGCATTATTATATAACTGGATTGTATAAGTACCTGATACTACAGGTGTTACAGTATAAGCTATGCTTGTGATATCAGGTGTTAATACAACTGTAGGACACGCAGCTTCATTATTAAGATCATAGCAAATATAAGTGCAACATTCTGCATTTGTTGTAGCATTACATAAACAGATATTTGCTTCAATTTCAAGATTAGATGCAGGATTTACAGGTGTAGCTGATAAATCAATTAACACACCTGCAGCATTATTAAGATTAGTTACTACATCTATGTATTGAGTAAACGAGTTACCAAGTGTATCAGAAATAGTAAACAAAGTACCTAAAGGATTGCACTGAACAAATCCTGCAGGTATTGTACCATTTATATAAATTCTTAATCCTGTACCTCCTGTTATTACAGCACTTACACTAAGTGTAATACCATCACAACCTGAAGGACAGCAATTTTCTTGAATATTTCTTACAGCAGCTCTAAGATCACAAATCACAAGCCACATGTTATTAATACTATCTGCAAGATTAGTTACAGGATTTACCCATCCTGGTAAAGATCCTAAGTTTCCACCACCTGGTCCAAGGATTGGTGAAGTAGAAAGATTAGGACACTCTTGTGCAATAGCTGTATAAATATCTGTAGGAGTTCCTGTAGCTCCCTGAAGCAAACAAAATTCTGCTTCTAAAGCATCTACTACTATCTGAACTTCAGTAGGTACAGAAGGTAATACACAATTAGGAGTTACTGTAGGAATTACAAATACTGGAGGAGGTGCATTCTCAAGAGTTGTAATTCTGATATTATACTGAACCAAAGTCTGGTTGATAATATCAATCTGATTAAGAATATCACATACCTTATTACCAATAGCAGTTACATAGTCTGTAAGCTGCATAGTAGTAATCTGGTTACCAAAAGGATCTAAGTAATAGAAGCAAGGTGCAATATTTACTACACAATCAGGACAACCCTCTCTAGCAGGATTTGCATTTTGATTACAACATTCTTCAAGAGCACAGATCTTATCTATTAAAAACTGCAAGAAAGCCTGAAGATCTTTAGGCTCACAACCAGCTAAATTAAAACATGAAAGATCTAATGTAGTAACATCAATTTGTTCAAGAACTCCGCAGAGCTCTGTTGCCAATTTGAATACTACATCACTTACTGTATCCCCTTTACATAGATTAATGCAGGGAATATCAGGTCCTTGCCAGATCACACAATTAGAGGAGATCGGGTTGCAAGAAGCATTGTCATAGTTGATAGGTTTCATGTGATCTTCAGAATATATTAATATACAGTTTTTTAAGAATTTTTACAAATTAAATAGGTTGACAGTCATTCCCTGTACTACATTGTACAGTACCTCCACCTACAGTACCACCTACAACACTACCTTCTTGTGCACATAAGAATACAGCAGCATCTGGATCTAATTGATATTGAGCAGGTAATCCTGTTTCACAGTTTATATAATCTATAGTTATAGGTACTCTATTAGTATTAAATACTTCATAGCAATAACAAGGTGAAGGTATACAGCTTTGATTATTAGTACATTGTGTACCTAGTCCTGCTACACTATAAGTTGCTCCTTGAGTTGATGTAGATAAGCAAGGTATATACTTAGAGCATACTGTTGTTGATTGACCCTGTAATAGAGTTACAACAGACCCTTCCCCTACACAAGACAAGTAAGTATATGTACCAGAACCCAGAGTTTGAGTAATTGTCCAGCAAGTACAAGGAATATCCACAAGCACAGGATCAGGATCCAGAATAGCTTGGAGGTCCAAAAGTTCTTTTTTAACATCCCAATAGTTTATATCTCTATCACAGCAAATAGTAACTCCATATCTTGCTTTTACCATTTCATCATATACTGCAGTAGCATAACCACAAGTTACTCTATAGTAGTATTCAGGTGAACAAGCTGGGGTATCATACCCTGGTTTTACAGATCTTTTCTTAAGTTCTCTTGGTATTGGAGGCACATAAGAACATGCTTCACATGTAGCAAATGCTTTAGTTACAGTATTATCTGTAGGAAAATATAAAGTACAGCTTGTATCAGAAGTAACTTGATAGCAAGCTTTTCCACAATTACTAAGGTTTACTACTTGTCCTACATACTGACTGAAATCAGTAGAAGTGTTAATGATATCCGTATTATCAGCACAATTAGTAAGTGTATAATATGTCGGTAAGCATTCATCGCAATCTTGAAAAGAGGTAAGACCAGTTGTATCAATCTGAATTACTTGAGTACAATCTTGAGAAAGCTCTACAGTAAAACAGTTTTTATAACCAGTAAGTTGACTAGTATCGCAGCAACTAGGACAATCACCACTTGGAAGAATAGGTAGATTAATTGTCTGACCTACATAAGCAGCTAAGTCATTACTTACTACAAATGTACATTCTATATCACAACAGTTTGTTAATAAATAACAAGGAGGTGCTTCATAGTAAGTCCATACTGCCTCAAGAGTTTTAGCTCCAGGTATAACTTCACTAGTAGCTACAGTATTACCTGAGTTACTAGTTACTTGTTCTGTAGTATTTATTCCTAGATAACCATCATTAATATTGTAGAAATGACCTGCTAGTCTATTATCTCCAGAAGCTGTAGTAGCTTGAATTTGAGTCCAAGAAGCACCTGCATCTGTAGATTGAATAACTACATTTCTTGCACCTGTAGCCCATAAGTTGTTATCATCAATCCAAGTAAGATGTTTACCTGCAAATTCAGTAATAGAAACCCATGCATAAACAATGCTCCACGTAGTACCACCATTAGTAGATCTTACAATATACTGAGTACCACAAGCTACAATTGTTTGCTCATCTGCAGATATGTGAATACCTACAATATTTTGTGGTAGCTGTTGTGTAGCACCTGGACTAAATATACTAGTCCAAGTTGTACCGCTATCTGTAGTTTTAAAGATATTGTTTCTACAACCTACAACTCCTGTAGTAGCATTAATAAAATGTAATGAGTAAGCTGCTAGAGTAATAGAATCTGCACCAAGTACTGGAGATGCTGGAGGAAGTTGAGTACAAGTATTATAAGTAACACCTCCATCAGTGCTCTTAATTACTGTACCATATTCACCACAAGCATAAGAATTTAAGCTATCTACAACCCAAACTTCATATAATCTAAAGTTAAATTGATTCGCAGTAGCTTGATAAGTACCTGTAGGTATACTCCAGTTTGTACCACCATTAGATGATACTAATACTCCATAGAAGCTGGGAGAATTACCTAAAAGGGCTTGACCTACAACAAATACCTTATCCCCATCAGTGGGGTCTGTCATCACATCATGATAAACAGGAGGAGTAGAACCTGATAAAAAAGAAAAACTCACATTACTCCAAGGAGTAGTGTTATTAATAAGTTTCCTTATGTATCCTGCATTACCTACATGGTATGTTATTGTAGACATTTTTTATTTATTAAGCTGTGCATTTACAGCAGTTATGTTTATTTGCTGTGGACTTGTGCTTGCCTGGTTTTTTAAAGAAGCTTCATACTGGTGTACACAATTAGTGCATACATGTGTTCCATTAGATGCTACTCTCTTTTGGCACCCACAACTCATTTTAGTTCCGCAATTTTTGCAAGTCATATTTATTGGTTTTATTGGTTTTACTTACAAGTTCTGCACTCCATTTTATTAAGGAGTTTTAACGCATAATTATAAAGTTGCATGCCTTCTTGAGGTTCATGACAAACTTCAACTTTAGCTTTAGCTGCCTCAAGATACATCCTGATCATCCTAAGCTTATTAAGTTTTTCTTTAATCATAACTGGAGGATCACAAGTACCAAGATCTAATTCACAAAGAATCTTCTGGTATTGTGTCATAGCATAAGTAATACGCAGGTGATTATATTCTACATATACTTGATCATTAGGTGACACACTATACTTAATAATGTATACACCATCAGGTAGATTGTTTAATACTGTGCCACACTGAGCAGTCTGTACTTGTAGATCACAAGCTGTAAGATTTACTATAAATCCTGCAGAAATAGCAGGCTCTGTAAATTCTACACTATAATTAAACCCTGGAAGAGTTACTGCTAACTTAGGACAAGTTACAGGAATAAGTGGAGAATATACGCTTGTATCAACAATGCGTAAGATACCAAGGTTCATGGTATCTGGTGCTTCAAGACTTAAAATGTGTTGCGCCATGGTATATAAACAAACAAATATAAAATTAATAAAAAAAAGGAGGGAGTTTTTATTACTCTCCTCCCTTTTTTTGAATCGCAGCCTAGATATTAGGTCAAAGGCTCATTAGGTACTACTTCACAAGGCTCGCAAGTTTTAACCTCAAGAGCTGTGCAGCCATTACCACAAGAAGTCAACCATGTAGTCATGTTTGCTTCAAATGGAGCAATTTGACCATTTACAATAATTTCAAGCATGTACTGATCATTATCAAAAGTACCTGTTGGGTTATTGTAACGTGGCACACTGTGCAAGATGAAGTATCTTCCATATAATGCATTGCGGTTAACATTTGCAATGATATCAGATCCCTGAGTGATTTCACGGATACGGATATCAGTATGGAAGTAGTTCTGCAAGTAAGACTCAGACAAGATCAAGTCACGAAGAACTTGCTCACCAAAGCCCATACCCTGAAGACCATAGCACTCAGTGTATACACAGATGCTTTCAAATACACATGGATCACCATTGTAATCAACAAGAGAAGCATAGATGCGTACTAATTCTTTCTCAAAGAAATCAGTGATCTGGAAAGAACAGTTACCAAACTTAGTTTCTACATAAGCACCAAATAAGCGCAGACCAGCGCACTCACCTACTACGTGTCCTGGAGACACATATGCAGACCACCACTGAGCTGGAGTTACAGGAAGACCAGAGATAGGATCTACTGTAGTTCCTGGAGCATACCAAGCAACACCTGCTTCATCAAATACAACTGGAAGAACAAAGCTCTTAGTGTATTCAGAAGTGATGATCTCATTTGCCCAAGAAATCATTACCAATGTAGAATCTACTGGAGTAGGAGTAGGACCAGGGCAGCATCCTGTGTAAGCAGAAAGTGTGTGGTAAGAGTTGTGGTTCAAGAAACGCAACAAAGGAGATCCTTTAAGATCTAAGCGCAAGTAGTAAGTTTCTCCACACAAGAACTCAAAGCAGCAAGTAGCAGCAGTAGTTCCACCCTGATATTGATCAGGATTTGTAGGACCTGAAGTACCAGGAGTATTACCTACAGATACAACAGCCTGTTGAGGAGTACAAGTATCTACATAGTAGAACTGGTGGATGTACTTAGGGTTAATGTACTTAGACTTGTTAGTCTCTTGGTAACCACCAATGTAAGGGCTGATCTTATCTTTCTGATAAAGAGAAGATGAAGCCAAAACAAGTGGACAACAAGGTCCTGGAAGAGAAGAGAAGTTTACTTTCTCATAAGTGTCTTTGTTAAAAAGACTGAAATACCCTGGTCCAAGAGTAGACAGAGTAGCTGTAGTTGTGCCATTAGTTGTAATATAACCAGCAGTTGAAGCAGGGTTAGTTACACTAGGTACTTGTGGGTTCAAGGTAGTACCTGTTCCCAAAAACACCTTTGTAAAGGCATGATTAAAATAAGCCATTGTGTTTAAGATTTAAGTTAGACAAACATTTATTTATTAATATAGATAATCTTTTTAGGATTACCAAATTATTTTAAGAAATTAATTTATAGATAGTCTTTTAACTCATGGTCAAACAAACGCATAGCAATCTTGTCTGTACCAAAAGCTTCTAACTGATCCATAAGATCCTGCATTTTACCATGCTCTTCTAACTGTTCTTTCAGATAAGCAAGACCAAGCTGATATAACATATGATCTCCTATCTTAATAGCATGGGTAGAAAGGTCTTTAATTTGTGTAGTTACCTCAATTTCATGTTCATAAGACTTTTCAATAATTTGAGGTAACCCTGTAAAAGTCTGTTCAGGAGATTCTAAGCTTGGAGTTAAAGGTTGCACACCCATAGCCAAAAGATAAGTTCTAGCATCATTAGCGTGTAACATCTCTTCATCAGAGTATTTTCTCCAAAGTTTTCCAGCATTTAAGTAGCCATTATCTTCTAACCACATAGACATAGCAAGATATACTCTAGCTGAGTATTCTTCCTGCTCTATTCTATAGTTTAAGTACTTAATACATTCTTCAGTAATTAAAGGATTATGCTTTTTACTAGAAGGCTTTTTCTGTATAGTTGGTGTAGAAACAGCTTTAAATTCTGTTTTGAGAGTTCTTTTTAACATGTTAGGTGAAGGATTTTCCATGATTTATTAGTTGTTTTGTTCTACTGAATTACTTGCTCTTTCCATCTGGATTGTAGATTCTATATCTCCAGCAATAATCTTAACAGCTTCATCTATTAAAAGCTCTACAAGATCATCTTTAAATTCACATTCTACATCTACTGTAGAAGCTACTTGGGTATATGGATCTACACATCCAGCTATTTGAATTTTTCTAGGTTGTCTATAATAAGTAAAGTTTACAGATTCAATTGTAAACTCTCCATTAGTATAGATCTGCATCTTGTTGTCCATAAATGTAGCAAAGGTCTCAGCCCAATCAAAACTAGGCTTCTTATTAACATCTCTTAACAAGAGATCTACATTTCCTTGTTCTGCAAGATAAACTACCATAGGTCTAGAGTCTTTACAGCAATCATTTTTAGCTTTTGCTGAAATTCTCTTATATCTAAGATACTCTACTGGGATAGCAGTAGCAGTTTCATAATAGGTATCAGTACTAACAAGATTTGGAGTATACTCAGTAATTAACACTTGTAAATCATCAATCCTACTAGTAGATGCTTCATCACCCTCTTTAGGTAAGTTAATACCATGAAGATTTCTGCGGCACCAATCAGCTTGACCCTTATTAAATGCTTCAACCATTTGCCAGCATTCTATGTTGTCATAGTCATTACTAGCAAGTTTGTTGAGTCTTTGCTTAATCTTAAGCTGTATGGTTGCGTTATTCATGGTTATTTCTTCTTACGCATTTTACCCAGTGTTTGAGCAAGAGCTGCTTGTTTCTTAGTTCTAGTACTAGCCTTAGAACCTTCTTTCAATACACTTTTAGCATATGCTGCTGTTGATTTACCTGCTGCTTTAGCTTTAGCAGAAAAAGCTCCAGGTCTTTTGATAGCACCTTGAATCCAGTTACCACCCTTTTTCATTTCAGGTGTAGCTTTAGTTGCACCACCTTTTTTAATAACCCCACGACCTTTGAGTACATCTGCTTTGGTTACTTTACCATCTCCTGTAAGATCTGGGAAGCTACCACCTTTTGCTTTTCTAGGGAGAGATTTCATAGCTCCTCCACACTGCATACATTTCTTAGCCATTGTGTATAAGTTTATTAATTAACATTTCCATTTTCTAAGAGACTTATTGATCCTAGAGTTAGGATCATTAGCTGTTTTAGCAGAAGTAAGCTTTTTCTTCATACCTGACATTCTTGCACAAAAGCTTTTCTTTCTAGATCCACCTTCTGGTTGAGGAGCTTTAAGTCCAGGTTTACCTGGGTTAGCTCTATTATAAGAAGCTCTACCTTTAGCATTTAAACCTCCACTAGGAGACTTGCCTTCTTTGCGCTGCCATGCAGGACTCTTAGCCATGGTTATTTTCTTTTAGTTGTTGATTTTTTAGCAGGAGCTTTACCAGAACCAGATACTATACCACCTAACATTTTAACTTGTTCTTTAGCATAGTTTTGAGCAGCTCTCATTCTAGCTGCATTATTTTGAATTTCCTTAGCTTGCTTTAAAGTATCAAGATCCCATTTAGCTTGATATTCTTTATCTATTTTAAGTGTTTTAGATTTAGCCATGGTTATTTCTTTTTAGATTTTTTTACTCCACCTTTTTTAAAAGCAGGTGCTGGATTAGGTGACATGTAAGATTTACCTACACCTTTGTTTACTTTATAACCTTCTACAGGATTATAACTATTAGCAACACCAGCAGTGCCACCATCCATAAATTTCTTTTTAGCTGCAGTTCTAGTAGCCATAACCTCTTTAACTTTAGAGTCACGCTTATCATTAAAGTGCTTAAGCACATCAACTTTTTTAGAAGTCTTTTTCATTATCTAAATCTTTTTGCCTTTTGAGCTATGCTCTTAGGTTGTTTTACAAATTGTTTACCTTTTCTGTTACCCTCAGCTTTAGCTTTATTGGTAGCAGCTTTTTCTCCTGCAGACAAAGAACTCCAAGCAGCTTCTGGTAAGTATCTTTTCTTACCACTAGATTTTACTTCTTTAGAGGAACCCTTCTTTTTATTAGCATGGGTACCAGAAGTCATCCAATTTTGCTTAGTCCAATTCTTTAGACTTTGTTGTGACTTAGAGAGTGCCATTTACTTTACAGGTTTTGACTTAGTTGGTTTACCAGCTTTTCTCAGCTTTCTAGCTTAACAATGTGCTTTTTGTGAAAACCCTTTAGGATTTTTACAATCTATAGTCTTCTTATATTTATTAGACCAAGCCATTAGTTCTTATATCCTCCACCAGCAGCTTTATATTTTTTATCTTTTTGGTGCTTCCACCTTTTTTCATCATAGATTTACCATACATAGCTTTAGATAAAGTACCACCTGTTTTTTTAGCTGGTGCTTTACTTACAGGTTTAGCTTTTGAAATTGGAAATCCATTTTTGTCATATCCTGGTTTTCCTTTATTAGCTTGTCTAGCTTGAGCTTGTTTAGCTTTTTTTTCAGCTTCCAAATATCTAGAGTAAGCAGCTAAATTACCTGCCTCTATGGCAAAATCCTGATCGCTAGTTGCTTGAATAGCTTTATTTCTATAATAAGAAGTGCTATCAGGTGTAGCTTTTACAGTAGCTCCTTTTTGTGCTTTCTTAAGAGTTTTCATAGATCCACCTTTTTTAAATGTAGTAGGTTTTGGAGGAACTCCTTTCATAGTTCTACCAAACTTATCTACATATGTTTTAGGTGTGTAAACCTTTGGTTTAGCACTATCTACAGTAGGCTTAGGGGTGGCTGTTGATTTAACAACCATACCCGCATTAGCCTTCTTAAGTTTTGCTTTCTTCATGTGAGAGCTCATAATTATTTCTTTTTAGCTTTGGTTGCACCACCCTTTTTCATCATGGTCTTGCCATACATTGCTTTAGGCATAGATCCACCTTTTTTCATCAAACCACGGTTTGCTTGGTTTGTAGGTGACTTAGAAAAGGTAGTAGATGAGCTAATCTTTTTACCAGGGGTAGCACCTGTTGGAGGAGTGTTTACTCCACCAGAAGAAGTAGCGCGAGACTTAGTACCTTTTCCTGCAACTTTGCTAGGAGACATGAATTCACTAGCACTGTTAGGATTTGCCATACCACCAGTCATGTATTTTTTCATTGGCTTAGTGGATTTTTTAACTGCAACTTTTTTCATTTTTTTATAGTGTTTAAAGGTTTACTGATTCCAGAATTTTTCAACTGACTTAGTCAGTGATATTAATATACTCTCATTTAATGGATTTCGCAAGAATTCTACACAATCTGATGGAGTTCTTCCCATCATTGCAGAAGATTCTATGTGATAAATAAAGCCATCTGTTTTGGTAGCAATCATCTTATAGAAGGTTGCATCTCTAATAATAGCCTTAAGTTTAAGAGTCTCCATATCAAGAGCTGCTGTATCAAGGAATGATGCTGCTGCTCTCTTTAAGTTTGACTCTACACCCTCACCATTAATGAATTTATCCATGTTGTCATAGATGATATCATTAGGTGTGGATTTTTTGTATTGTACACTATTAGCATCTACTACTTTAGCTACATACAAAAGCTTGTTAGCATTCTTGTCATAAAGTTTCTGAAGTTCAGAAAGAGCTTTGTTTTTAAGCTTTTTAACCTCAGTTTTAGTAGATACAGTGTCAACTGTTTTATCTAGGTAAAACTTAGGAGCTACTGCTCTTGATCTAGCATCTTCATAGCTTCTAGCTACAATAGAGAATCCACCTGCTTCAATGCCATAAAGCTTAATGAGATCATAAGGATCTTTAGCTGGATCTAAGAATACTGGTTCATTACCACAGCGTATAGTGATTCTGTTCCAAAATTCATCATTGTTTGGCTTAAGTAATTTTACTTTATTCCAAAACTCTGGATCAGCAGGATCAATAATGTTAGCAGCTAACTCAGATTCAAGTTTTGCTACAACATTTCTAATCTCAGTAATTTTTGCTTCTCTTAGATCAGGATCCTTAAGATTCTTGATATCAGGAGCAAATTCATTAAGCCCTGTAATGTAGCGCTTAATACCATTTTGCTCAAGACAAGCAAGTTGTTCTTCATGGAATACTCCATCAAAAAGAGAAAGACCATACTTTTCTAAACCTAGATTGGATTTCTCTGGTTCAAAATAAGGCTTGATTGAAATATTACCCGACTTAACTGTGGGTAATTCTACCATAGTGTAACTCATTTGTTTTGGTTTTGGTTTTTACAAATTTATTTATTATTAACTAAAAAACAAATTACTGTGCTATATTCTTGATTTCATAGAAAACATAGAATGGAGATGTCCACTGATTAGCTCCTGCAACTGCAGGGCTTGCATTGTAAATCTGAAGAGTAACTTGATTTAATAAAGCTCCAGTAACAAGTAAGTATGGAATAGAATTGTCATTAATTACTTGATTGTAATAAGGAGTTATTTGAACATAGTTATCATCTGAGTTTATTGAAATATCTAAATTGTAGATATACAAAGGCGCTGAAGTAGCAAATGCTGGATCAGGTAATGAAAGTGCTGTGTCAAAATTAATAATCTCTATAATACCCTTACTTGTAGTTACATTAGCAACTTGTGATACAGAATAATCTAAAGTATAGTAAGCAATATCATTGATATCAGCTACCACCTCATTAAGGTGAGCAAAGCGGGGAATAGCTGCTTCTCTAATCTGATGTGAAGCAATTACTGGGTCAGGTGACGCAGGAAATAATTTCTGAAGGAGTTTGATAGCCATTTTTATTTTTTATTAAAAAAGGGAGGAGTTTCCCCCTCCCTTTTTAGGTTTACATAATTAGTAATTAGAATGATCCACCAGTGATTGGGTTTCTCATAACAATTTTCAACACTTTGGTTGGGTCTTTTACCCAGATTGCTGGCATTGTTTGAGTCATCATTACACGGTAACCATTGAATTGACCTGAGCTTTGGAACCCTTGAGTTCTACCCATGTAATCCATAGTACCGTTCTGATACCACCACTTCAATTGATTATCCCAAGATAACTTCAACATGAAGATGTTGTCATTACCTGTGTCAGTGATATCAAAGATAACAAAGCTATAAGATGACAATGGGTTACCATCAATGATTGGGTTTTCAATGTCATTTGTATGCAAGTTATCAAAAGCAGGGTTCAAGACAAACTTAACATTTGCCAAGAATGGGATCACATAGCTAGTGAATGCAAATCCGTAGTTCAGATCCATTCCTTTACCAGTGATTGCTCCAATACCATTGTTGTCTGCAGCCTGGATAACCAAACCTGAGTTAACTGCTTCACGCTTAATAGCTTCATTAACCATGCGCATACCACCCATACCAGTTTGTACAATAAGCTGACGCTTAGGATCTGGACCTTGGAACTCAACGCGACCTGCATAGAAGTTGTAAAGCTCACCACGGAATAATTCCAAAGAGAAGTTATTCTTGTTGTAAACACGCTTGAAGGAGTTATCCAACTGCTTCCACAAACCTACAGAAAGACGCATATCATCTGGACCATCTTGCTTAATGCGACCACCATGACCCCACATCAAGTAAGTTTCAATGTCAGTAGCAATTTTAGTCAAGTGTGCAGATTCCATAGTAGTCAAGAATGTGCGAGTCAATGTACCATTAGATACTGCTTTCTTCACATAATCTTTACCCATTACAGATACCATGTCTTCAATCTTAGTGATTGATGGATCCATTTGCTTGTCAAAGTTTCTCCAGATCTCAGTTACAGGTACAGTGCCATCAGCATTTAATCCACCCTTAACCATAAGGTCAGCGCGAGAAGATACTGAATAGTGTACATGTGCTTCAGCTCCACCTACGAAGTTGTAGAACTCACGGAAACCAGAGCGGGTCATGATGTCAGAGAATCTCTCACCATACTCACCACGCGCAGAACCTTTTCTGAAGATCTTAGTACCATTTGACAAATACTTGTTATCTAAGAACTTGTAGTTGTCATTGTTTACTAATTGTACAGTGTAGATGAAACCATCTCCCATAGGAAGAATGTCATCAGCAGTGATGTACATTTCACAACCATTGTACTTGTCATAAGTGATGATATCACCATGTCCAAACTCTCTACGGTTGATTTTGATTTTGAAGGTAGTACCATCAATACCTTTGTTCTGGTTGTTTGGTTCAATATCCTCAATGATATAAGGAAGATCCTGAGATACAGGAGTCTGCCACTTATACTCACCACGAGCATTGTCTACCATGATGATGTTCTTACCACCAAAGCTAGAAAGCTGGTAAAGAGGCATTTCTACTTTCTGAGCCATAGCCCAGATATCTACTGGACCTAAGTCCATAGGTTCTGCATTCTTAAGCATGTTTACCAAGTGGTATGAATCCACATGGGAACTTGCTTGATAATTGGTATCGCGCAGGAAAATACCATTATTTAAAACTGGAGTTGCCATTTGATTTGATTTAGGTTAATTATTGATTGTTAATTGTTAATTGTTAATTAGCGTTTAAAAAAACTATTCTGTGCTCTCTGAAGCTTTTGAGGTGATGTTCTTCTTGGTTCATCATTATCATCTGCTACAGAGGATACATTCTTACTTGCTTGCTCAGTTTTGAGTTGTCTTACTGTTTTAGCTACTGTGTCTTTAACAGCTACTTCTCTAACTTTAGCTTTGTACCCATCAGGATCTGCAAGAAGCCAAAGTGCTTCTGCAATTAGATCATGTCTAGGTTCTACATATTGATATTTCTCAAGAAGGTGCCCCAACATATTAGTAGGTCTTCCACTTACTGAAGGATAGTTAGGTTGAACAAGACCAGTATAAAGCATGCTTTGTACTTTCTTATCCACCTTGAGTCCATTAAGCTCTCCTGGAGATAATACATTGTATACATTCTCCATATAAGCTTGAGCCTGAGCATGTTGTTGGTGACGCAGCTTTTCTTGCTGAGCCAATCTCTGTTGAACTACCTGCTCTTGCATAGCATCCAACTTTGGCTTAAACTTATTAGCTTTTGACTCTAGATCTCCTCTATCTTTCCAAGCTTCAATCTCTTCTTCAATTTCTTCAGTTGTACCAAAGTTTGTTGCTTGCAGGTAAGATCTTACAATAGTCTCTTGTCCATCTTCAGTAGAAGGATCTAATGATCTTACTTCTTCTACTTGAGCCAGAACTTTAAACAGACCTCTAAGATCTTGTCCTCCATCAGCTACATACTTAGCAGCATACTGAAGTTCTTCAGGAAGAGCTTCAAAGAACTCCACTGGGGTTTGTTCTCTAAGCTTGCGCTCCTTCTCTTGCATGTTAGCTTCAAACAACTCTTCAAAATCTTGAGCTGAATACTTTTCAATAGGCTTATCATCATCAAAAGGAATAAGTTGTCCTTTTTCAATAAGCTTCTTTGCAAGCTCAATCATTGCATCTTTAGACATTTTAGGTCTTCCAGTAGACTTAGAATCTTCATCCTCAGTCTCCTCCATACCCATGTCCTCTTTTACAATCTCATCAAGAGCTTTAGAAACTACAGCAGGAGGTGGAGTTGTACCTTCTTCTGGAATATCTTCATCTTTGTCAAGGAACGAGGTATCTACAGTTGGTTGTGCAAATACACTTGGTTTCTTCTCTTCTGCTGCAGGTAACATTACATTCTCTGCACCAGGTGAACCTAGAAGATTATCTAGATCCATTTCTACCTCTTGTACAGTGGTAGATGCTGTGTTGGTTTTGGTATCAGACATATTGCTGGTTTTGGTTTATTCTCTAATACTTATTTATAATATAAGCAAATTTATGTAAATAAACATTTTAAGTTTAGGTAGCTAAAACAAATTTTCCACTAGATAGCTAAGTTTACTTTTTCTTGTTCTTATTTTCTCTAGACTTTGGTTGATCATACTTGTTTTTGTTCTCTTTAGCTATCTGTAACTCAGTATTCTTCATATCTCTCTGAGCCTGAATCTTTTCTCTTTCAATAGCAAGTTTTTCTCTAGCATTCATTTCTTTGTTAGATTGAACCTGCTGTTTTAGACCCATAGTTTGTTGGAACTCATCAGATTTGCGGATAATATCCATTTGATCTGCATAATCAGATTGTAGATTCTGGTTAATGTCTTGCATAGAACCATAACCTGCAGCTTTAATCTGAGCTTCAAGAAGTTTAACTCTGCGGTCTTTTTCTTTCTCCATAGACTCATGATCAAGCTCAAGCTGCTTCTCTTTTGCTTGTTGTTCAAGTTGAGCTTGTTGCATTTGCTGCTCATGCTGCATTTGCTCTTGTCTTTGTTGATTCGCTTTATCTTCAATCTTCTTAAGACTATGAGTAAGCTCAGCCATAGATTCTGCAGTCATGATATTACCCAGGTCATAGATACTTGCACCTGATGTATTATTAGAAAGAGCCAATTGCTTCATTTGTTCTACCATAGCTCTGTGATTAGCTTTAGTAGTGCAGAATACATTGATGTCTCTGAGCAATAGATCTGTACCATTAATCTCAAAGTTTACCTTCTCATCAAGAGTAGTCATGTACTGAAGTCTCAAAGAAGGTTTCTTAGAGTGATAATACTGAGCAAGATCAGTTCTCATTTGGTGAACTCTAGGCATCAAATAATCAGAGTGTTGTACAAAGTACATCTCTGTTTGTGCATAAGATCCTGCCACAGCTTGCTCTACTCCAGTAGCTGTATTAGTTTGACCAATCTGCTGACCAAGTCTTTGTGGTGTAATACCTATTACTTCAAAGCATTGCTGCTTAAAGTAATTAGCCAAGTTAATCCTAGACATCATACGCTGAGTCTGTTCTAGGTTCATAACCTGGAAATGTTGGAAAGCAAGTGGGTTTTCTGTATTGGTAATACTTGTATCCAGAGGTAACATCTGGAAATTCTTCATAGCTACATAAGCCTTAGCAAGATTGTTCTTACCCCAATCTTCACCCAGAGAATGTCGGGGTAGCGCATTTTGATCCAACAAAATTACGGTCCCCAACTCATCTACTAGGATGTCAGCAATTTGATTGTTGACAATATTATAGCCAATCTGGAAAGGTTTCATAAGATCTACCATTGCTGTAGATCTTGTATTTCTATCTGAGAACACTGAACCCTCTACTGGAAGTTTGCATCCATAGAGTGTATTATCTCCTTTAAACTGGAATCTAAGCTTACCAATGCGGTTTTGATCTATTCCAAGATACATAGGATTGATACCTCCTGGGTTATTCATACCCCAGAAGGATGGGTGGTTAGGACCAATTTTTACACCTCCCCAAACTTCATTGATCCAGATCCACTCGATATGCTCTCCAAAAATAAGATTGTCTTTAGTCTTATTTTTAAATAATGCTGTGTTGTAAATAGGTTTGTCAGTAATCTTGTAGTCTTCATCAATGATATCTACAATTACTTCACCTGACTCTGTAATCTTTGTAAGGTGACCTACTTTGCGTTGTGATTTCCAATAAGCTGTAGTTGTTCTGAGCATGAAAGCCATACCCATGTCTTTATAATCTTCAGACTCACCCATTACCCAGTTTACAATATCTCCACCATTATAGATGAAGTTATCATACATGGATACAAATTGTCTGTATTGTAAAGAAGGCATGTTAGTATTCCAATCATGACCCTTAGTAGCATCATAGTAACTACCATCATTTTGGTATCCCTGTAGAGGATAACCTGCAGATCTTACTGGATAAATAGCTTCAAGAGATTCAAGCTGTTCTTGAGTCATAAGATAACCATACTTATCTATAACATCAGCCACAGTCATCATCTCAATTTTTCCTACCCAGTTACCCTGAGAAATATATCTTACTTCAGGTGATTTGTGGTAGAAAGTCATTACAGGATTCCAGAGTTCAATATCATAGTCATCATCCATCATGCGGAAGTGCCAGAACTCTCTATCTGTAATTAACATATCTCTGAAAGCTCTCTCCTCAAGCTCATCCATTTTGAAGCGCTCTTCATCTACTTTGAACTGGTGTTGAGCCCATTGCTCACCCATAGATCTGTAGTTTTTAGTAAAGAAATCTTCAATTTCTGGAAGAGTTTTAAGATTTTCAGGAGCAAGCTGCTGTTGTAATTTCTCTTGAATCTCAGGATCATTGGGATCAACCCCCATCTCAATCATATTAGTAATGAGCTTTTGCTCAGCTTGAGAAAGAAGAACCTGCTCTACAGCTTGTCTTTTTTGTTCCATGAGTTCATTATATGTGAACTCATCTACAGCTTTAAAGGTAACTTTTGTATTGCGCTTTGCAAACTCAGATACCATTACATTAATAACATTTGGAATAATTGGATAGAACTTAAGTTCTAATGCACTAAAATCTTCCTGAGTTAGAGTTTCAAGAAGATCTCTATTCTCATTATCCTCAGAAACAAGGTAATCTGTTTTATCTATAATACCTTTAGCTAGCTTATAGTTCTTCATAAGTCTTCTAGCATTTCTTCTGATTTGCTTAAGACCTTGCCATTCTAGCCAATCTAAATTCCAAGCAGTCCAATCTTCATCTTTTTCTTTTCTTGGTAGAAATTGTATAGGTTGAGTGATTGAGCCCATGCGGTTATATTCCGCCTTAGCTCCACTCTTTAACTGCATTGCATTTAAAACCTTCATGTTATCTCATGTTTTTAAATGGAGATTTAGGAAAGCTCATACCAGGAACTTTCCTCATCTTTCCCATGTGCCTAAAAGGGCTTGTATTTAATTTATATAAATTATCAGACTTTTGCAAGTTATTAGTGTTTACCTGGTCTACTCTTTTCTTGTATCCTCTATTAGCCTGCTGAACTTTAGCAAAGGCAATAAGCGCTGCTAAAGATACTAATCTATCCACGTTTACATCATCATCATATGCTTCCATTTCTGTAAAAGCCATAGGATCTGGTATTCTTTCTACCCCATAAGTAGTCTTTACTATGGTACCATCATCCTTAGTTTCATGAGTTAGTTCTTCTTTTAAGAACTCAATCAGGTAGCTAAGCATGTGACTTTTGAAGAGAGTACCTGTGTTTTTCCACCCATACTCCTGGAACACGTTAGTATTACTACCCAGATCCTTAAGGAATAGAATTTGATTTTTAGGTACTAAATACTTCTGTTTCTTCCTTTGTATCATGTAGTTAATAAAGTGGGATATGTTATTTTCCACAATGGTCCATGCATTATACCACTCTATTATAAGTTCTAGTCTTTCATGGGTTTTGTTAATATCATCAAATCTACCACACCATGCAGCTACTATTCTATCATTTTCTATATGATTAGTAGTCTCATGTTTATCTACTCTGGTTACCTCTACTGGGTTTTTATAGACATAGATAGAACAGAGTGATTCTGAAGTAGTTGTTTTACCCTCACCAACGGGGTCAATAGATGCATAATAGGTACCCCATTCTGAGTTAGCTTGTGGTCTTTCCCATACTACTAATACTCCTGTTTTATCTTCAGTGTTCTTAGTTATAGGGAATTCTGAGATAGGTAGCTTGTTTGTAAGCTTAGGTTCTATTTTACCAGCAGCATCCCTCTCCAGATTTATAAACTCATAAGGATATTCTTTTTCATCAATCCTTCTTTTTTGAGCTGCAACTAGACTCATAGGGAATTTAGATACTTTTCTAAAGGCAAATGCTTCAGCTATATTCTTAGGATGCTGGGATATTCTAAGCTGATATTGCTCAGGTGTAAGATCTTTTTTCCACTTAAGTCTTTGATTATCAATAGCTTCTACTGATTCTTTTACTAGAGAATTACCATACTGATCTATAAATGGAGGCATAGACCATTGCTCAGGTATAAATAAACCTGTCTTACCTATAGTACCTTTGTCATCTAATAGATCAGATTCTACTGAATAAATACTATTAGACTCTGGGTAGAGTATCATTTGTTTTAAAGGTTGACACTGATCTAAGTCACCCACAGATCCTGCAGCAACAAATAAACCTGTAGTAAGCATACCTGATTGCATAGCAGGAAACAAGAATTCCACTGTTACATCCATCTTAGGTGCAATACCAGCTTCCTCATGAAAGAAGAAAGTACATGGTCCACCTACACCAGATGTAGGATCTTTCTCAAAAGTAACTCCTTGAAGCACACCTTTTAGACCAGTCATACTTTTTCTACCACCTATAACTTGCTCAATCTGCTGTTGCCACAAAAGAACCTTATTAGGATTCATAGGTCTATACCAAGCAGTGTGCAAATCCAGGAAAGACTTGTACTCATTTAGAAATTTCCAAGATCCTTTTTCATTGATATAATCTTTAAGGCTTGCACCCATCTTTACAATAGGTGTTTCTTCAAACCATATAAGATTTATCATCTTAGCACAGTGGAAATAAGAAGATGCTATTTGTCGCTTTTTGAGGATAGCTGCATGTTGATAGTTGAGTTCTGCAAGGAGCTCGTATAATGCCATGTGGTATTGTGCATCCCTGACACTTGGAAAGTCAAACTTTCTTTTTTCTTTGTCATTGATTGGTAAGAAATTGAGCCACATGTAGTATTCTCTGGGAAGGTACCATGTGAGTTTACCATCTGTAAAGATTGCTCCATATCTGCATTTTTCTTTTTCTGCATCCCAATATTTTCTATAATCCTTGCTACCCATAGGTCCAGAGAAATAGTAACCCTGATTCCTAAATTTTTGAGCTTCTTCATTAAAGTATAGAGAAACTTCATTAAAATCATATTTTCCAGGTTCTTTAAATACAGAAAGTACAAAGTCTTTGTACTCATCACGAGTAGCAAATTCAGTGTATTCCCAAACACCTTTATTCCAAGTAGGTATTTTAATGTAACTACTCATTGATTATTTTTTTCATCTTAGCTAACTTACCTTCCCCTTTATTGATTATGTCTACAAGGGTAGAATGTTTACTAGATTGAATCAAAGTTTTACAATTTAATCCATTAAAGTAAGGTACCAGATCTTGTCTTTCAAAAGCTGACCAAATTTTTGAATAGGGGTTATAGTGAAATAACCAGTCATTAAAGAATTCTTTTTCCATGATTTTACATTTGATCATATGCAAGACCTGCTCCACCTCGCACATGTGATTGTTGTTCTTCTTTTAAATCTTTATATGCTCCTTTAAAGGAAGCTCTTATACCATCAAAGTTCTTAGCTGCAGCTACTAAAGAGTTGATGTTTCCATCTCTACCATGTGTAATAGGTGTATTTTCCATATAGACAGCTAATCTATCTAACATAGATTTAAGACCTTTATATGCTCTAGATGTAGGGGTTTCATACATCTTCTCACATTTTTTAAGAGCTATCTGTACAAGATCCTCATCAGTAGAGAAGTCTGCTTCAATATCTTCTAGAATAACTTCTTCTTTCTCTACCTCACTCATATGAAAGTAAGGATTCATATCTGGATTAGGACATGTCATGTAGAAGAGATACTTGTAGATCTTTATGTAGTTATCAGGAAATTCATCCATGATATCTTTTAAAAACTTCAAAGCATAGCAGTGCTCTGTAGGTTTAACCTCCCCATTCTCTATGTCGAATAATCTTGTTGTCATCTTTAATCTCTTTAATTATTTTTTTACCTGACTCACATTTAGGTGAAGCTTTCTTTTTTACTTTCTTATTCCAAAAACTTTTTTGTTGGTATTGATCATTACTCATTTTTTAATTGTGTCTTTATTGTCTTTTAACCAGTTAATCATTGCAATTACCTCAGATTTAAGATAAGGTAGCTCATAAGGTACAACTTCTTTTACAATAGGGTTGCCATCATTATCTCTTTTAGCTACTGGATTACCATACTTATCTTTGCTTTCTTCTTCAAAAATAATATGGTGAAGAGTAAGTTTACCAGGTTTAAACTGAGGATTATGCTTTAGTATAATATACATATAAGTACTCAGTTGTAAAGCATAGTGGTAGAAATTGCAATCATCTAAGTGTGAACAAGGGCCACTCATTTTTTGAGATAGCCCTTCCCAGTTCTTGTAAGATTCTGTCTTAATTTCTTTGTTGGTTTTGTAATCAATGATATTGACAGTATTCTTTACTATTTCTACAAGATCTGATTGTCCACATAAACCTGCTGATTTAAGATATACCAAGTGTTCTGGATATATCCCTTCAGTAAGTTTTTGATCTGGTGCATGCTTTACACCATCTTGAATAATTGGTTTTATAATAGGAATTGCAATACCTTGTCTCTCAATAGTATCTATACCAGTAATATCTGTTTCTCTCTGGTTATGATACCATGTACCCAAATCAGTTGCTCTCTTAGCCTCAGCATTCCATATTTCCTGAATCTCTTCAGGTGGAATACCATACCATTTTGATCTCTTATTTTTAGATGATTTCTCTGCTATTTTTTTAGCATCAAACTTATCTTTAAACAAGCTTACAAAGCTGGTTACACTAATCCAATTTATTTGTTCATTTGGATCTTTGCTGGTGTAGGAGTGGGTCTCTGATTTGAATATGAGTGTCATTTGAGTTGGTATTAGATTCCTAATTCTAAGTTGAGCTTATCTTCATCATCCTCATCCATATATGCTTCCCATTTAGGTCCTTTAGGATGAGGACACTCTGATGAAAGAGATCTGGTTTTAAATTCTAAACTACATCCACATTCTCCACAACAAGGCTTAGTACCAGATACCAAACACTTATCACCTTTAAGATCAATAAGATCGCACTTATCACAGATAGCTTGTCTTTCTGCAGCTATAAGTTCAACATGTTCTTTTTTAAAGATGCTATTCTTAATCCCCTCCAGAATCAGGGCTTTGTCTTTCCAGATTTTTTTGATATTCATCTTTTTTGGTTTTTGAGCTTTCTTTTTTAATGTATTGAATATCTAACATCAACTGCATGTTTACTAGTCTCTCAAGTCTGCTCTCTATTACTTTCATTCTCTGAAAGCCACCAAACTTCTTAGGGTTTACATACTTTTTTAGATTGACATGTTCTTCTGTAAACTCCTTAAGCTTGATAGGTCTTATTGACATTTCTCCTAATCCATGCAGTGTTATAGTTGGAAATTCTAATCCTGTTAAAGCTTTTCTTATTCTACTCCAGTAGAATGAGGTTATGTCTTTTACAAGATCAGAAGTGACATCCAACTCTTTAGCTGTGATATCTACTATTGCTTTAGACTTTTTCGGGTTCAACGTACACTATTTTATAATCAAGAACTATGTTACCTGTTGTCTGAACTTTTAGAGAATCTGAAAGGAATATCTTCTTTCTATTCTTACCCTCCTTAGTTATAAGTCCCATTTTTTCAAGTTTAGTCAAACAGTTTCTTACTGTTTGTGGATTCTTGAATATGTGAGACTTATAAACTAAAGCAGGTTCTTTATCTCTTTGGTCTTCTGCACAAGAAGCATTGCAAAACTCTGCAAGCTCAGCTTCCTTGTTTATTCCTAGAAGAGTCAAACAGTTTAATTCAGAATCAGACAAAGCCAAACCTTGAATATAGCAGTGTGAAACAAGCTGGAACTTTATAATATTCCAGTTGTCCATTGTTACCCGCTTTGTTACAAGATTTACTTTAGCCATGATTATGCTTGTGTTTTAAGCTTTCTTTCTTTTTTAAATTCAGCAAGTTCTTCTTGAGATTGCTTTGCTTCAGGATCAGCTTGTGGTCCAGCCATGATTTGTGCAATACGCATAGAAGCTACAAGTCTTCTAAGTCTAGCTTCTTCTAGATCAGCAGCAAGTCCTTCTGCTTCAAGCTGTAACTTAAGCATAGGAATCTGATCATTGTAGTACTCAGTCATGTTAGCTTTAAGAGCTGCAATCTGTTCAGGACTAAGTTCCTGTTCTTGATTTTCAATTGTTTCTTTTGACATGTTTATTGGTTTTTAGGTTAAACATTTAGCAAATATAATATGAAATGTTTAAATATCAAATAGTTATAAATAAAGAAACCTAGTCTTACGGGACTAGGTCTCTGATGGAGTAACTGGGAAGGGAAGTTACTCAGATTCTTTTTCTTCTTCTGTATTTAAGGTAAGCTCATATACTCCGCTGTCTATCAAGTAGTTATAATATTTAAACCACTCCATAATCACCTTTTTAAATCTGTTATAGCTTAAAGCTACTTTAAAGTTAGTGTCATCTGATAGTCTTATTACAGTTATAGACTTGCTCTCACCATTAGTAAGTCTAAGAGTGCTTTCCCAGAAATACATAATCTCAATCTGATCATAATCCAAAAATAAAGTAGATTTCTCCACTAAAGCTGCAGATTCATCCTCTATATAAACATCAAGTTCCAAGAAGGGCCAAGTCTCAGGTTTCTTTATTTCTGGATTCATGATTCTAAATTTATAGGATTCTGCCATTATGTATTTCCTTATTATGAACACTTATATTACCCTGAGAGTTTACATAAGCTATGGCAAATCCATGCATCCAATCATTATTAGGAAGATAGTCTGCTCTTAATCCACAAAGACAACCTACTGTATAATAAGAACTAATATTACCAGAAAGCTGATGTTTAGCATGCTTTTTATCAGGTCTGTGTTTATCCCCAGTAAGTGTGCTCTCATGTGTTTTTAAAGATACAGCATGTGCTGGAGAAACTCTGGAATTTCCTGATATTTCATTACCATGAATTATCCATAGATTACCATATTTAATTGGTTGAATATTAGGAATCCATGTAATACCATGTTCACCTAATCTTAGTTTAGATGGTATTGTGTATTCTTCATCATCCCAAATCTCAATAGCTCTGGATCTAAGCCACACAGGCCAGCGCTTTTCATGATTACCCTCTTTAAAATAGATAGGTATTTCAGGGAAAGCTCTTTTAATTGCTTCTATAAACTGAAGGCCCAGTTCAAACTCCTTTTTAATTCTGGCTTTCCCTGGGTCTTTAAAGTGTCTTGATACTTGGTGCATATCTAATATATCACCATTTAAAAGCAACCCATCTATATTCTCATTTTGCAAATCGCGAATTGCAACTGTAAGTGCATCTATGTCATGCTCAGGAATGTGTATGTCTGATAAAATACCAAGCTTTGTTATAGATGTAGGGATAACAAAAGGTTCTGTTGGAGAATAATCTGATTGTGGTAATTCAAAAGGATTTATTGCTTTACAATCATTACCATATTTAAGAGTAGTAAGTTTTTTTTCTTTATTTAACGTAGCTCTACTTTTATTACCATTAGCTCCAGTATAATATCTTAAGCTTTTATAAGCATTATCTAACTTTCCAAAAACCAATTTATTTTCACTAAAGATTTTTCTAGCTAAAGCTTTTTTTGGTGAATTTGGAAATTTGGTAATATACCTCTTGATTATAGAATAATATTTAGCATTATTTGCAGCCATGATTAAAACTCTTTAAGCAGAGTGTAAGTAAAGGCTTTTTTCTTACTAGCCTTAGCTTCATCAAGAAGAGTCTTGAAATCTGCAGGGTTATTTAATACCTGACATCCAGCAGACCATTTATCAATAAGTCTACTAATAGCCTTTTCATTTGCTCTGTGAATATTGATACCAAATAAGCCAGTATCTGTAACTGCTGTTTCTTCAGCAATATCATCAAGATCTTTATCTCTAAATACTGTTACAGGTTTCACCTGCTTAAAAGCTTCATACTTACCCTGGTGTAAACCTATCTCCCAAGTATCAATATACTGACCTGGTTTGAGAAGTGCTGTACCTTTTGGGTTCATAATATTTTTAAGCCAGTGAGTCCCTGGATTTGTAGTACCTGTAAACCAAGAAATTTTTCCATTAGCTACTAATCCAATAAGATCATCAAACTCATTGGGCTTGTTAGCTGCAGATCTAATACCTACAATCATAAAGTCAAACCACTGGTATCCCAGTCTTTTGAACTCAAACTGCAGTTCACCTATTGTATACTTTTTCATACTGTAAGTTTTTAAGAAGCTTGTTCTGTCTCAGTTTCAGCTTCTGTGTTAGTTGACTGATGTTTCTTATTTGTATACTTATCAACAGACCCTATTGCAAAGGATCCGAGTACAAGTATAAGAAAAGAATTGAATATGAACTCATTAACTATAAGTGAAGTTCCCATGAAGCCTGTGATAATATCTGCTATTGCAAACAAAATCATCATTACAAAAGCCATGAATCCCACTACTGACTTCTCATTTATAGAGTTGCTATCACAGAACAACTGATTAAAAAACTTTTTCATTTCTTTAGAATTTAAGATTAACTAAACTATCTATTTCAGAGCGCTTTACTGGAATACCTGGAGATTCAGGGTCTTCTTTTGAGGGGTAAAACAGCGCCTTATTATTTAAAACCTCAAGTAAACTGGCTTTATATTCTTGTTTGGTTGGACCATTATCTAATTGAAATATAAGTAACTCAAATACATAATCAGGTGTTGCCCAACCATACTTTGTTTCAATCTTATCCTGAACCACAACTTGTACTGGTTTTTCTTCTGTTGCTTCTACAAGGCTATCTGCCATCATAGTTACCTCTTCAACTTTTTCTACTAACTGTTTATTTTGAGTAACAAGCTCTGTATTTTCAGTTTTTAGTTGAGTGTTTTCAGATTTAAGCTGAGTATTTTGCTGAGCCAGGGTAACATTTTTATCTACTACTGTAACATGTTTATCTCCAGCAGAAAAAATTCCAAAGAGCACAAGTGCTACAACAGCCAATAAAAGTACTGGTAATAAAGATTTTTTCATTTTATTTGCTTTTTACAATAAGCAAAAACTGCTTTATTTGCTTTTTCTAGTAAGCAAAAGTTCCTTAAAGCTTTCTACAGTTCTTGTATTATTTTCAATAATACTGCGCAACTGATTCTGATCATTTTTTATGTACTCTTTAAGCTCCTTTTCAAGCTCATCTACACGCGCTTTTAATCTATCTTCAGAAGCAATCTGTCTTTTAAGCATAAACCAAAGAACAGCTCCTAAACCTAGTACTACTACACCCAGTGCGCCATACTGAGTAAGTGTTTCAAATACACCAAGGCTTGGTACACCTGATGCATCTGCAGATAAAAGTATAGTACTCATTTTATATTTTTATTTAAAAGTGATTAGACATCCAATCCCAAAAAGTCTTAAGTCCCCCACCTATTGCTAAAGCAAAGCCTCCACCAATCCACTTGACTTTTTTATCAACTTCAACATATCTCTCTACTTTCTTAAGTCTAGGGACTATACCTTTGTCTTTATCATAAGCATCTCCTACAAGAGCTTTATGAATATCATCTATTTTATCAGTTAAGCAGGATATCTTTTTTTCAATATCCTCAAGTTTAGATACATTCTCCATGACACAAACAAACAAACAAATTAAACCTATTAAAGAGTAGCTAGTGTAAGAAAAGCATACCAAGTAGTACCATCATATACTACGCTTTTAGATACTAAAAACTTAGTAGTACTATTAGATAATACTGTATTAATTGCTGTTTCTAAAAGGCCTGCGCTTGCAGCACTAACTTGTGTTTCTCTAAGAAACAAGTTTTGGCTCATTCCTAAAAGTTGGAGAGCTTGAAGCTGGTAAGGAAAGTTATTTCCTTTATTACCATAGTCTTTTAAATTACCTACTGACATATCTTTATTATTTTAATATTATCTACTTACTTCTTCCCAGTCAACAGAAGCATACATACCTAGGGTTCCTCCTATAGTATCTATAGCTGCTTCTACTACTAGTTCAAAAGCTACACCTGTTAAACCATTTCTTTCTAGCTGGTTAGCAAAAAGTGCTTCCTTAAGTATGTTTATACTAGGTGATGCTTGGTTAGAAGAGTTTATATAACCCAGAGCAAGTACTCTACCACCTGTTACAGAAGTTCCAGTAATGTTGTATTCTACTGCAGAATCTACACCTGCAGGTACCCATGCTCCACCAGTTATAGTAGCACCTTGTACTACTCTCCAAGCATAGTTTTTACCATTACCTAATCCTAATATAGATATTGCTGTAGCTATAACTATAGCATCTAGAGCTGTGGCAGTAAGCTTTAATCCTATAATAGGATAATAGGTACCTGCTACAGCAAAAGTTCTAGGGGTAGTAATAGGGGTACCTACAGCTTGTTGCGCTCCTCTAAGCTCATAACCTCCTTCAGAGATAACAGTAGAGCATACTTGTTTTAATGTGCTAGTGCTAGCTGTAACTCCTGTATTGGTAATCTCATATCTTAATGGTAGAGAAGCTGTGGTTATATAAGTAGAGGTAATAAGATTAGCGTGGTTAAATCTATGACAGATTATAAATACTCCATCTATAATAAAGCCTACTCTTACAGTTCCTTCACCTAACCACTCAATATCCATAAATAGGATTTGAGCTTTAGTAATATCTAATGTTACTCTAGAAGGACCTGTACCATCTAACTTATCAGCATTCCAAGAAGATTGAGGTACTACTGTTTCAGTAACTAATCCAGTAACTAAACTTCTCTCTACAAAACTTACCGTGTTGTTATCAAGTTGTATATAAATACCATTATCATCACCAAAGTATCCTACTCTTTGTCTAAGATTAGTTTGAGCAGGAGCCATCACAAAGGTGTTAAGCACAAGCAAAGACTTACCTGGTTGATAAGGAAATACTTTATAAGTCTCACGAATTACTTCTGATCCATTAGTAGTATTTACATTAAGATTTACCAGTCCTTCATTAGCACTAAAAACTGCAGTACCACCACTAGCAGTAGCTGTAGCCCATAATCCATTATCACGGTATCTATGAGAAGAATCAAATAAAGTAAGTGGACTAGATACTCTTTGTCTACCAAAGGCATCTGTAGACATAGGTCCTCCAGTAGATGCTACAAGATCATCAATTCCTTGATTGATCTCACCTAGCAACTGTAGATTTCTAAGTTGGTAGGGGAAATTATTCCCCTTATTACCATAATCTTTTAGGTTACCTATGCTCATATATAAACTTATTTTTTACCTCTAGCTTTCATGATTGCAGCATAAGCCTCTGCTCCTTTTTCTATACCAAATTTTGCAATAAGAGCATCTAAAAGTGTTTGATCAACTACTTGTGGCATGACTATATGTTTTAAAGGTTAGGAATAAAATGTAATTTCAATAGCATTTTGAACATTGTTTCCAAGAATCCCATTAGCAGCTACAGAAAGATCTGTAGTAATAATAAAGATTACATTGAAAAAGAAAGGTACAGCAAGGATGCTAAACCCATCTGGACCAGCTACATCATCAACATAAGTATTATTGCTAATAGCAACTTGTACTTTTTGACCAGTAGGACCAGTAAAAATATTTTCACTTGCTGTTACAGAATATACTCCTGGTGAAACATACTCATATTCAAAATACAAGCCTGTATCATTAAACAATTCTGTAACTACAGGTGCAGTAACACCAGTCTGATAAAGATCAGCCACATATTTTTTTACAATTGGTGTAGATCCTTTCTGCCAATTATATTGTTTAGGAAGGTTAAATTCATTCATGACAAACAGATTTATAGGTTAGTAATAATATACTAAATATAATCTAAATTAGGAAATTATCCTAAGCTTTTGCATTTCTTCTGGAAAATGCTTATCTAAAATGTCACTTTCTACCTTTGTTAAACTTGGCTTTAACTTATCATAACTAGTAATATTACACCCCTCCGACTTAATATCTACTATGATACCCCCCGTGTCTTTAAAGGTTACTACTTTTTCTTTTATTCCTAGGACCTTTAAATTTCTTGTACAAAGGCTATCTAATCCTTTATCAATCTTGAATATGTTCCAGGGTCTATACCCACATTTAGTCATGATATATCTTGAGAAGCACCTGCCTGCACCCATTGTCTTAATAAAACTTTTTGTTAGATAGTTTTCTAGAAAATAGGTTTCTTCTTTGTCTAGCCAGCGGAAGTATAACTGATCAAAGCCTAGGTAATAATTGGCATTCTCATTATAGTTGTAGGAGTAATATTCTAGTATTTGTTTACTAACTAGGTCATCACTACCCACAATAACAAGCATGTCATATTGATACTTACTAGATGCTTCAATTAAGTGGTTCCACTTTTGAGATAGGGGAGAGTTAGGATATTCTACATAATCCCAACCACTTTCTTCACATAGTTTTTTAGAAACTAATCCTTCACTTCCAACAGCTAATAGACTGATACTCAGACCACTATCCTGTTTAAGTTTGTTATAATATTCAAGAACTACTTTTGTAAGCTCTGGTCTACCATAGACTGCTGTAACAATAAGTAGTTTTTTCATTTATAAACTTAATATTCTTTTGATCTCAGCTATCTCTTCTGGGGTAGCATTAGCAAAAAAATCAAGGACACGAGTTGTGTTCTGTACTGATGTATTAGGATCTTCATACACCATGTATTCATCTATGAGATTACCTAAATCATCTGTTTCAGTGCATATCCAAGAATCTCTTCCATCGCCTTGTAATTTGTATTTATAGCTCTTCATCACTATGCTCGTTTGAAGGTTAATAAAACACGATAAATTGCCCCTACTGGATTAGTCACCCAAACTGGATTAGTTATGCATTTGTAACAACTGTTGCACTTCCTCCATTTGCAGCGGTTGTGCCTATGGTAGTTGTTGTGTTTTGAGTTGTGTTTCTTAGTGCAAATGTAACAAGCTCACCAGTTCCCGCTGTTGTGTTACCATAAGTAATAATTGTGGCTGCAATAAGAGTTACTGCATAGCCAAGATTAAAGTCATTATTCGTGTCAGTATTTCCCGCGGTTGGTGTTATTCCTGAATTTAAAAAATGCCAAACTGAGCTATCCGCCAATGGTGTAGCACCTCCATACAAGCACAAGAATGTAAAATATACATCATCCTTTACACTAGGTTGAAGATCTGCATAATACTGAGCAATAGTCCTATTTGTCCAAGCTCCTGCTTTTCTTTGAATAATATCATCATTAGCAGGAGTTAACCCTGCTATAGTTGTAAGGTCTGAGTCTAGTGGTTGATAGTTAAGAGCTGCGTTAGCTACAGTAAGATAGGTAGCTGATATATCAGGAATATCTCCTGACACAAGA